TATTCGGCAGGATAGCGTGCATCAGCAGGTAATGGTGAATGACAGCGTAGCCATTAAGGTGAGCGAGGATAAGCATACTTCTTCTTCGTCTACGGAAACGGGCGAATATGAGGAGACTATACAGGAGCAGATTACCGAGACTACCGATTCCTCCGGCAACAAGCAGAAGACTACCCACCGCACCACACGTCGCAAGGGCAGTTATAACAACCAGTCATCCTATGATGAGCGATTGCAGATGCAGCAGCAGAAAATCAATCAGATGCAGAAAACCATCGATAGCCTTGCCGTCAGTAGCCGCAATGATGTGGGCACCCATTGGGAGGCCACTGATAGCTTATTGGCTACGGAAGAAGAAAATACAGCAGAGACAAGAAAGGCTAACTGGATTCAGAAAGCCAGAAAGAACGCCCTTGCCCTTTTTCTGCTTATCGTGATAGTTCTGGTACTTACAGCAATTAATAAATATACCGACCATGGGGAAGGGAAAAAGTAAAAAACACGTGCAGTACGGTTACGACATCGTGGATAATGATGAACAGGCAGAAGTTACGCTGCAGGATTTCGTTATCCCGGCAAAGATAGAAGCCTTCAGTAATCAGTATAAGCCGTTGGATCATTGGGTAGATGGCTGCGAGGTATTTAACGATGCCCGACTTCGTGAGTACTTCAAGGCGATTGTTTGTCCGCTTGGCGACCCGCTTTCGCTCTATCTGCAGGAGCTAGGCTACTGGGGCTTCATCATGCAGAATGATGAGAGTGGCGAGCCGGTCATTTATTGCAGGGCAAAAGGCTAGCGCCAGTGTTGAGTGTTGAATGTTGAATTAGGCTTGCGCCCTTGAGTCCGTTAGGCAATTCAACACTCAACATTCAACATTAAATTCAACATTCAACATTAAACATTTTTAAAAATAAGGATTTATGGAAAATGAAAACAGACCTCACAACTATCTGAAGATAGCTGAGGAGAGTGAGACAGGCAAGAAGCTGAAGGCATTTCTTGCTGAGTGCAGTGAAGCAAGCGAGAAGGCGAGAGCCTGGGCAGAGAAGCAGGGAGCCGATACCTACTACGAATCGCCCGAAGGCTTTGCAGGTGGTGTGGCGATGGTAGAGTTCAAAAACACGATCAGTAAGGAAGGCTGGACGAACATTCAGACTCCTACCAAGGACGGAATGCAGAGCACATCGCTCTTTATTCCAGAAGAAAACAGCGAACTGGAGAAGGAGATGATGGCACTGCCTATCGTAAATGAAACGGCTCTTATCGCTATCCTGCAGTTCAAGCCTAAGATGGCGAAGGGTAAGGAAGGCAAGGAGGTGCAGCTTCCGTTCTCCTTTGGCAATACAACGCCTATCCTCTTCCTGCATCATGGCTTCTTCTATACCGATGTGCCTTACGTGAGCACAAGCGAGGACTGCCAGGTTATCACGGAGAAGGAGTTCCTTCGCCGTAAAATGGCAGCAGTAAATGAGCATTAATCATATTTCGTTCTTTATATTTTATATATGAGTTGTTTCTAAAAAGTAGTTTAAGCTGAAACATTCTCAGCCAGCCGTCCGTGATGGATAGTTGGCTGTTTTTATTTTATTCAGTTTCGCGATGTATCTCTTCTGCCACCATGCCGTAGCTAGGCTGCTGAGATTCCAGACGGTGGGTGAGTTCGCTGATGAGCTTCTGCTGGTCGCCTATCTGCTTCTGCTGTTCGGCTATAATATCAAGCATGCGGTTAAGGGTCTTCAAGCTGATGTCCGTTTTTGCTGCTGTAACCGGTTCCGCTATCGGAGTAGGGGCAGCGGCATTCATAGGTGCAGCGGCAGCCTCGTTCTTCTCTTCTCTTGTCTTGTGCTCCTTTGCGCCTCCGTTCCCAGCGTTTCCAACGCTGGTCCACCCAGGCACCACCGACTCCATCCTCTCCACATCGAGGGGATTGCGCAGCGCCCTCGTCCCCTGTTTGCGCTTCTCATCATTATCAATATATCCCCCATCAGGTTCAAACTGGTCATCTATGCCAGGGCAAACATACCTCGCCTCGCAGCAGCCTTCTCCCTGAGAGTCCTTATCCGCATCTACGATAAAAGCCGAGATCGGAACGTGAAACGCATTGCAGAATCGCAGCATGGCGATGGTAGGCAGCGGCGACTTCATTCTTATCCAACTATCGAGGCACGCATTGCTCGTGGTACCCATAGCCTTCATAATTTCTCTATTGGTGATTTTGCTGTTTGCTTCCATCCATTTGTTGAGGAAGCTGTAATTATAAAAGTACTTCATAGCTAAACTATATTTAAAAGGTGAATAACTCTAATCTGTTCATCGCGAAATTAATTAATATATGTAACCTATGTTAAATTACCCTAATTTCTAAAAGAAAATATAGGTAACATTTGGCAGTTATAATTTTATTTTTTAAATTTGCACCAAAATTAAGAAATAAAATCGAAATGACAAAAGAAAATGTAGAAAAAGTTACGCAGAATAACACTCCGCTAGATGTAAACGATATTTCTGCTGACGAAAAGAAGAACTTAGCTGAGTTTTTATCGGATAAGGGCTTCACAATCTCAACTTTCTATCTCCGTTTCTTTCAGAAAGGTTTCGACGCTTGGGAAATCCAAGGCATTAAAAACTGCAAAAAGCAGTTCTTAGCTATACCGGAAGTAGCTAACCTATTATCCGAGTATGTAGAGACCGATGCCCTGGGCAACGAGATTGGAAAGAAAGGCTATCTGGTAGAGGCTGCCCAGACCGATGAGCCGGGTGTGTTCTACACCTGTCTGAAGAAGGCGAACAACGGTCTCTGCATGAAGTTCTTTGCCTTCATGGAGGAGCGGGGCATGAGCCGCACGACCATCATCAAGCGTTTTACCGCTGATGACTGGAAACCATGGGAGCAGGAAGGAATTAAAGCACTCTTGCTTTTAAAGGTAAAAAAGTAAAAAGGTAAATTCGTAACCATAATGATAGATGTAACCTTTGATTGGGAATCCTGTTCGCTCTCGCCCACCGCAGCCGTGATGAGTCTCGGTGCGGTGGCGTGGAAGCGATATGGGAAAGAATCACCTTTCTTTGATGAAGGTGATGGTGTGCTGAGAAATTCCACTTTCTCTGCACACGTTGATTTGCGAAGCATGTTTATCAACGGCTTTGCATTTGACAAGAGTACGGCAGAGTGGTGGTCAAAACAGAGTGACGAGGCAAAAGCTGCCTTGCTCGGCAATGACAGCGACGAGGCACCCTGCCAGCCGATTGATGTGGTCGTGAACGACCTCTTCGGCTGGATAGCCTATATCAAAAAGAAGCTCGGTGATGATGACATCTGCCTTTGGGCGCAGGGTACCGACTTCGATGTGGCTGTCTTGAGATATATCTGCTGGAAGTTGGGTATCAAGTTCGAGATAAAGCATACCTCATTGAGGGACCATCGCACGTTCTATCTTGAGCTTGCGAGAATCATCTGGGATGCAGCCGAGCCAAACGAGGAACCTTTTACCTTAGACAAGGCTTATGCCCTGACTACCGACTATAAGGACATCACCGATGAAGATGCGGCGCATGACCCGATTTTCGACTGCAAGCGAAGTATCTATTCCACCTGGCAGATGATGAAAAAGATAAGAGAAGGCTATGCCAAGACTGTTTGATTTGCCATATATCCCTAACCGGAAGGGCATACAGCAGAGGCATAGGAACCTATCACGATATAGAATGCTGCATCGTTTCGCCTATACCGAGACGATGAGCGGACTGAAGGATGACATTCCGACCCTTCTCTTCTATGCGCCTTTTGCTCTGCTGAAAGATACCTGCGAGTATCTTTGCAGGATGATGACGGGCAGCGTGGAAGATATGATTATCACGCCTTCACACAGTTGCCGCCGCAAGAACGGCAAGATCTATTGGAGGCAGGAGGTGCAGATTATCGGTCTAGATACCGAATTCCTCACGATGGAAAGTCTCTCGCGGATGATAGTACACCGCATGGAAACCATCTGTAACTGCAAGATAAGGCATTATCGCCTGGAAACATTTCTGAATTTATAAAACATAAAGATATGAAGAAATAAAAGATATTCTGCATGACATCATGCAACTTCGGTACGATATACACTTCGTTTCCGATTTTTATTTTGTTAGACAACCGAGCCATCGGTTAAAATGGCAGGAAGACCGGACGGGCGATAGATGGACTTGGAAACATTCATCGTATATCTCAACTCCGCAGCTTCAAGAAGAAGGGGAAAGTCTGATTAAAAAGCCTGGGAACCCCATCGGGAGGTAGTTGCTGCATCCTCAGAATTTTGGCCAGTCGCCCCGAAGGTCTTCTTTCTTTGACAATATTGATAAAAAGAGAATAGGGGAGGCATTCTGGAAACGCTCTTATGAAAGGGTAGTGGAAGCAGCAATGCCCCACGACTACGTATATTGCATCTTTGCCGCGGGCGAGTACCACAGATTTTCAAAAGCTCCGACCGCTCGCTCTGGAATATAACCCGGCAAGGTGTAAACACTTGAAGTTTTGCCTACCCTTCGCCTCCGTTCCCAGCGATTCCATCGCTGGTCAATGGTCAAGAGTGATGCCTTCCCTTCTCTTTTAACTATATAAATACTCTTACTGTAAGATATGTTATTCCATCCTATACTTAACCAGCTTGCCAATCTTGACATGGCTTTCCTCGTAAAACCTGCCGATGAGCAGCGCATCGAGGGACAGACTGCCTGTTTCTGTCCGCTCTGCCAGAAGGAAGAGGCAGACGATGGCGAGCAGGGCAAAGCGAAGCAGACACCACACCTCATTATATACAATAATGAGCGAGGCGGTATGTATAACGGTGTAGGAGTGGAAGATAATTCCAAGGCAGAGCATGGTGCCCTGCGCTGGATGTGTACCAAGACCGGCAAGTATGGCTATGGAGCCTTAGAGCTTTATGCTGCCATGCGCAAACTGCCGATGCACGGAGCCAGTCTGCTGCGTCTTTGCCATGACCTCATCGTGAGGGTTTATGGCGACAACGAGAAGACGAGAGCCAAATGGCCGATGCTCTTTGCGAAGATGGACTATCGTACAATCGCTCCTCAAACGATAGAGACGTTCTCTTTTATGCCAAAAACAGATTTCAATCCCCAGGAGCTTGCAGCCCTGGGGTGCGAAGTCACATCTGTAGAAGGCATTCCGCAATACGGTTTCGGAAAGGACTTCAACACAAGAATGCTGAACGAAGATTTCCGCATCTATGCCGTTGACCAGGTGACGCTGCCCCACGTAGTGAGAAACGGGCAACTGGTAAGTGAAGTGATTTACGGAACACCCTGGAATCCGCTGTTCGTCTGCTTCGCCACCGACGTGATAGCCCCGCAGGGAAGCTGCGGATGCTTCTTCCGTCCAGCCATGCAGCAAGACCCGATAGTATTCTCTACCTGTGAGGAGCATAGCGTAAGAAAGGTGAGCAAATGGCTGATGGGGGATAAGGTCTTTACTTATGCCATGGACCATCGGAGTAACAACTCTACTGCCGTTCACTCGGCAATAGAAAAGTTGCAACCGGAAGAGGCTTATACAGAGACGAAGGAAATATGGGTAGAGAACGAAACCAAGGACGGAGAACCGAAAGGCACCTTCCATACTGAGGAGGAACCTATAGAAGTAGGCGACATCAAAGCTCAGAACATCGTTTTCTGCCGGACCCCCGAAGACGCATTGAGCATTTATTACGCCATGCGTTCTCTGCGTCAGGATAAGGCGCAGGATAAGCATTTTCAAAAGTACTGCTGGTACCACGTAGCCTTTTCGCTGGGCAGAAGAAACTTCTGGTATATCGAGCGTGGGCAGTGGAGACAGGAAAAACTCGATTTCAATGCCGTGCAGTATCAGAAGATGAAACGATTTGCCGAAAGGGTGATTATGCTTTACCCTAACGACATCGCCAGCCAAAGGGATTGCGGAGCCATCGCAACCAAGTATTGCGATATGTGCTATGCCACGCTGCCCGATGGCTTCAGAAGCAGATATAATCAAAGGTGGAACTGGTTGTACGGTTGCTCTCCTCGCTCAGTGAGAGATTATCTGATGTGCTACCACATGGATGATACCGATAACTTCAAGTTCGACCATGATATACGGTTGCCGCTATATTCGAGATTGCGGGGTGCCAACAACACCGATCCATTCGAGATAGAATATCCTCGTGATCCGAGAAGTGGCAAGCTTAAACCGCCTACTTGTAAGGTATCGCCTACTAAGGTTTGGCTCTTTATGACCTGCCATGGTTATTATCGAATGATAGACCCTGAGAGTACCGACCTTGTAGGTCAGTATATCCACCTGGACAGATGTTTTGTTGAATACATCGACCAGAAAAGTATCATCCAGGCGACAAAAACCCAACTTCTGCAGTTTACGGAGCAGAGTTGGCGGCACAATGATCAGGAGCGCAAGATGATGTCAGATTGTGCCAACCTGATAGATAAAAATTTCAGTGAGAAATCGGCTGGTGGCTTGCAGGGCATGGTGATAGACTTCACCGAGAGTTTCGATGCCCATACGGAATATTTCTTCTTCCGCAATGTAGCGTTGAAGATTACACCCGAAACCATCATGCCAGTCAGCTATGACCGCTTGAATTTCTTCATTCCTGCTTTGGCTAAAAGACCGTATGACTTTACGATGAGGGTGTTCAATCCTCCGTTTGTTATCAGCGAGAGCCAGGAATACAAGGATAGGGTGGCAGTCATCGCCCAGCAGGAAGCTCAGACCAACGAAGACGGTTCGCCAGTCTTCACAAGAGCCGAAATCGACCAGAAGAAATCCGAACTTAAAGATTGGGCGCAAACCTTCCGCTGGCAGGTGGATTGGAAAGGTAAGCAGGAGAAAGAGCTTTGGCCTATCCTGAGAGTGATACGCGGTTGTTGCAATATGCAATGGCGGCTGGAGCAGGATTGCATCCGTAACAAAGAGCCGATGCCTGCCGAAGCTATCGCCGACATCGACTCCCATTTTGCTAACATGATTTCCTGTTTGGGAAGAATCTGTTATCGCTCATGGGCTGACATGCAGAGTATCTGTCCTTATCTTCTCGAAGATGAGGTGGAGGACGAGAAGCAGGCAAGTGGCGGTTCGGGTAAATCACTGATGATAGAACTTGTGGTAGGTTCAGCAGTCAATGTGCTGCGCGTCGATATGAAGGATTTTCTGACGATTGCCGATGCAAAGTTCAGTCTTTCCGACCTGCTGATTTCTCCTGGTAAATATAGGGTAGTACACTGGGAAGATAAACCTTCGGGTTTCCCGATGAAGTACTTTTATAATAAGGTAACGGCGGGAGCCAAGGTAGAACGAAAGTTTGGTGATCCTATCGTCTTCAAGTTGGAAGAATCGCCAACGAACGTAATTTCCAGCAACTCGCAGTTGAGTGATGATGATGAGTCTACCATCGGCCGTTTTCCTTTGGTATCTTTCTCGGATAGGTTCTGTCGAGAAAATCCGATGCAGCATAAGTTGGCACGTTCCCCCAAGGAAGTGATGAAGAACCTCGTTAAGGAACCGGAGAATCTGAATGAGCGAGACCGCAATCAGGCGATATACATCTGTGCCTTAGCCGTGCAATTTATCATGCGCTACCATACCTTCGTGATTGCTCCTCAGAAGAACGTTCAGCGAAGACTGATGGTAAGAGAGCTGACCGAGAACACGGTGAACTACTTTGAGTGGTTCTTCAGTCGTAATGAAGTATATTCAGCACCTATCTGTGCAGACGAAATGTTCTGCGAGTTTATGCGTGATTGGGCTGATGCCAGTGAGGGCAAGAGTAAGGAATATAGCCGAGCCACCTTCAAGAAGAAAATCAAGAAGTATTGCAAGAATATGAATATCATCTGCAATCCTGATAATCTCTTGGTAGGTGAGGACAACAAGCGTCATGGCTGCTTCAAACTTCGAGCCTGGGTAACGGAGGAATACTTCGTAGGCAGAGAGTGGGAGAATGATGACAGTGTGGAGCCGAAACTCATCCGCAGGGTGAAGACGAGTAAGCACGTCTATTTCTTCTTCCGCAGTGGTAAGGATCATATTCCAGAAAGCTATGATGAGTTAAAGCGGATAGCCAAAGAATATGTAGAAGGTCCCGACCCATTACCATACCGTGATGACGATGGCAACATCGTTTCCCTCACCCCAGAAGAGGAGGAACGCTGGAAAGCCTTCACCTCTCGCAAGCAGGGCAGAAGGCAAGCGATACCGAACGCTAGCGATGGCAACAATGCCGCAGCTACCGTAGAGGAAATAGATAAGAGCGACCTGCCGTTCTAATATTTAATGTTGAATGTTGAATTAGGCTAGCGCCTTTGCGTCTCCGTCCCCAGCGATTCTATCGCTGGTCATCTTTAAGTTATAAGCAAAAATGGCAAAGAAAGAAGAAACAAAAAAGAAAAAAGGTATAAGGGTGGCTAATCGCCAAGCCTGGGTAGATACCTTCGTATATCTCTGCCCGCAGCACCGAGGCGGTACTGGTCCCGGTGAGTATTGCGAGAGTTTCGACGGCACCCGAACCAACTGCACGGGCAGATGTACCTATACCGGTAGTGGAGCCTGCGAGCAGGTAAAGCAGTTCTTCCAAACATATATTAAATTTGTAAACAAAGAAATCGAATTTCTCTAAAAAAATAAAAGCAAAATGAAAATACAAGCGCAATCATCCCTCTTGCTTCGTCAAGCCTTGCAGAAAGCTGCCAAGTGTATCGACAGCAAGTCAACCATCGCCATCTTGAGCAATGTGCTCCTTACCCAGCGTAAGGAAGATGGTCAGTTCTTCTTCGTATCAGCTACCACTGACTCGGAGTTATCTATCCCTGCCCCTCTCAGTATCGTAGAAGGCAGCTTCAAGGAAGATGTAGTCCTTCCTATCACGTCTCTGTTGTCTCTCCTTTCTACACTCCCTGCTGACTGCGTAGTTACTATGAATCTGTCGCAGGATAAGAACCGCTCAATGAATATTGAGTATTGCACCCAGAACGGCGAAAAGGTGAAGAAGGGTAACGTCAGTCTGGTTTATTTCAGCGCAGAGGAATTCCCTCGTGCAGCGCAGCCTGATAATGCCAGCCTCCATATATCCCTGCCGATGGCAACCTTCGGCAATGTTCTGTCTCATGCCGGCAACTTTGTGGGCAACTCAGAGCTTCGACCAATTATGAACTGCCTCTGTATCGATGTAGCCGAGGACCGAAGCGAGTGTACCTTTGTAGCATCTGACGGTCACTCCCTCATTAAACTCATCCATACCAACAATCCTGAAACAGGTGGCAGCAACTTCTTCCGCAGTGGTACACCTGGCATTATTCTCGTAGAAAGAACCTTCTTCAAGAGCTTGGCGGTTTTTGATGACTGCGCAGATATTGATATAGAGGCAAACGAGAGCATGGTGCGCTTTACATCGGGTAATGATATTACCTTCGTCTGCAAAAAGATGGTAGGTCAGTACCCTAATTATAACTCGGTTATTCCTCGCAACAACCCTTATAATGTTGTGGTAGACAAGCGCGAGTTGGCAAGCGTAGTAAAGCGTGTGGCACTCTTCTCGTCAGAGAGCAGCAACATGATCGTCCTGAAGAAGGAGGGTATGTTCCTCGACGTGGCAGCGCAGGATTTGGACTTCAATATGTCGGCCAATGACCAGGTGCTTATCATCGACAGTAATTGCGTAGATGGTCATCGCATAGGTTTCAAGGCAAGCAGTTTGCTGAATGCCCTGGCACCTATCCAGTCTGATACCGTATGCCTGCATCTTGGCGATCCTAGTCGTGCTGGGGTCATTACCGCCAACGAATCATCACCTAGAGCATTGACTTTAATCATGCCGATGATTCTTGAAGAATAAACTTACATCGAACGAATAAGATAAAAGATTATGAATGATACTTTGTTCATTCCTCCCTGTTGTGTAGACAAAAAACTGCCCCGCGCAATTATACAGGCACCACGGAGGGCATTGAGCTTCTATACTCACGGCGATGTGCTGATAGATAAATTCTTCCATGCTATCGGATATATGGCTGATGTAAACCCTAACCGGGCACAGAAAAAGCATTTCTGTGTGATGGTGTTGGCGATGACCGTAAGCAGAACATCTGCCACCGGATATATCATCAACTACCTTCAGACTTGCTTTGAGAGAGGTTGGATAACCCACCTGGTGCTCTCAACCGATAAGAGTGTAGAAGACTGGATAGATATTCATCTGATGGAATACAGAGACAGAATCTTGTATCAGAACCATAATGATGTGACCCTACAGACTTCGCACATGGTTCTTTACAACGAGGAGAAAGCCTTTACGTTGGCTGGCCCGATGCTCGATACACCTAACGGTAAGTTATCGCATTATTCCATGGTGCTGTACCCCGACTATTCGGCATGCAATGACGCAGCCGATTGGTCGAACCCGCTCAAGAACATCCTGTTTCCTGATATATTGCGGCATCGGCAAAGGGTAGCCAAGGAGAAACGGAAGGTAGACAGTATCATTCTGAACCGATTCCTGCAAGCCAAGCTTCCTCCTTACGAAGAGGATAAGGAGCAGGATGGTCCTCGTGATCATTATGATTTCGGTGGCTTCGTATAAATTCATCGACTAATAGGTAAGAGTTATGGCAAAATATCATCAATCTTATCAGAACCTCCGTCAGTTCTGCGAAAAGTGGCAGTGGATAGACCCACGCAGCGGACAGCAGGTAACTGGTTATGTGCATCCGCAGACAGCGAGGAACGTAAAGCGCAAATCGTTCTACATCAAGTTCCTCACCAAGACCGGGCATGTAGATGAAGGTGAATGCGTCTGTCTGAAGGTGGATGTTATGCGTCATCAGAGAAAAGTGCAGTTCGTAAACAGCGGAGAAATCCGGGTGGTGAACGACATTCTGGTGCTCGAGGTAGACGGTACCAGGTTCATTACTCATTAATGGTAATTCATGTTTTAAGATTCAATATAGTTTAGCGTAGATTTTTAAAGCTCTAACTGTTAAATTATTGAATTAATGTAAATGCTTCATAGCAGACACCTTTAGCGAAAGGATGTTCCGTATTTATTTACAATAACTACAAGCAAAAGCAATGTAGGGTTGTCTATTTACAATTTCCTACACCTCCCCGGTGCGTGAGCATAGGGCGCTTTTAAACTGGAATATTCATTTTAAACAATATATAGATTATGTGGAATCCGTTTAAAAGTAAGAAAGAGAAGCAGTCAAAGGCAACTCTGAAGAATCTGAGTACTCTTTATGCTTCGTTCAAAGAGTGGGAACGTGTCGGTTTGTTTCACTGGCAGGTAAAGGGCAAGACTCTTTTGATAGAGCAGAGCCTTGCAATCTCCGTGATGTCGCTTGGAGAAGAACTTTTTAGAAAGTTTCTCAATCTCTTAGCGCAGTTTAAGAATGCCGAGCTGATAGGTAATGCCTACGAACAGCAGCGCATAGACTTGGAAACCGCAGCAGTGCGCAAGGCGCAGGAGCAGACAAAGACTAAGCTCACCGATGTTGATATACAGCGCATCCGTCAGAATGCTCGCGGAGATATGCAGTACATCGATATGAAGAGTATCATGGATGCTATTCACGAGTTCGATATAATGATTATCCGCAGCAGTGCTATCTCTTCTGCTGATGCCACCCAGGAAGGTGGCGAACTGGTAGCCGTTGGCCACTTCGATGGCAAGAAGGTAGAGATGGCGATGTGGGATGAAATCAAGAATGATTTAACTGCAGAAAAATAAGCAACCCCTCGCCCAATGAAAACAATCGTGATAGCCAAGGAGGCCTGGCTGTGCAGTCAACTCAGTATAGCCAAATATTCCGGAGGCATTGATATATCAGATGAGGAAAATGGCACACGTCATTTCCTGGTAGTAGATGGAAAAGGCCAGCCTTACCAGGGCAAACTGATTCCTAGTGCCCCTGCCGATTTGGTAGATAAGGAGTTCCTTCCTTTCTACCGTAAACTTGGCAGAGATAAGTTTATTTCCCTCGTATCAAGGGAACCTCTCGCCTCCCGCAAGGGACTGAAACAGATACTATCTGCTGCAGTTCTGGAAGAGAAAGCGGAGAAGGCAGCAAAAGAAGAGGAACTGAAGGCACGCCAGCCTTCCCTCTTCGACTAAGAAAAGTTTTATAATACAATTAAAGATTGATAGAGATTATGAGAACATTAGAAGAATTTCAGAAAGAAGTCCTTGCGCCGTTGCGTAAGGAGAGAGACGAAAAGCACGAAGTTGCTTTGAAAATCAAGACCGATGGCGGCGAGGCTTTTGCGAAACGTAAGAAGAACCTCCTGGATAAGGAAGTTGAGTTCAAGGAACGTCAGAAGTCTAGCCTGAAAGAATTTCTCGGCAAGCAAACCTTGGAAAAGAAATCTTTCTTCGTTCAGCGAGATGCTGATCGTGCCGAAGCTCACGCCCAATATCAGAAAGCCAATCACGACTACAAGGTTGCTAAACGCCGTGCCAACGAGGAGTTTATGGATAAGATAGGTATTGCCTATGCTGAGTACAATAAGGAGAGAGTAGCCGCAGGTGAACAACCTGTATATTACGACAATCGCCGTGAGAAATCAGCAGAGGAACATAAGGCGGGTTATCAGGAGTACGGCTGGCCGGAAGAACCAGAACCGGAGGCTGAAGCATGAGTTTCGGGAACACGAAAACTCCATGCAAGCCAACCGCTCGGAACGCAGCGAGGCTACCGCCCGAAAGCATGGCTTTGAGATTATCGAAGGAGAGGACGATGATTCGCCTGATACTTCAAAGTAATAATAAACAATAAACAACGATTCTAAAACTGAATCTGTATGATCAATAAACAGCAAAACATACTTCGAGCTTTATTGAAGAAGTATAAGTTTAAAAGCGTGAGCAATATGGTTCGCCAGGCTCTCGGTATCAACTACGAGAACTTCCTGCAGAAGACAGAACCTCTCTACGTTATCCCCCGCATAGCTTCCTGTTATGCCGATGAGAACGATAAGAAGACCCTGATGGGTGTAGTCTATAAGGAATGGCTCAAGAACGTAGTAGAGAAAGCCTGGGTTGCTCCTCTCAATACTTACATCGAAGAGCACGGCGAACGCACGGTGCTCTCCGCCATCTATTACCTCATAGATAACAATCTGTGGGAGGTATACGAAGGCCGTCTTGCTCTCGATGCGCAGGAAGATAATTACTACGATAAGCTGGAAGATATGCCCACAGCTATCTCCTTCGTGTTAGAGCAGCAGAAAGCCGAGGAAAAGAAAGCCAAGGAAGAGGAAGCCGCAAAAGCCGCCGCCGAAAACGCCCCCGTTCCCAGCGATTTTATCGCTGGTTCTAAGTCCGGCTATACCCTCACCGCCGAGGAAGCCGTAACCCTCATCGGTACGACCACCGAAACCTGCGCCCAGTTAAAGCAGAACATCGAACGCCTGTTTGATTTCGTGCATACCGCCACCGATACCGATGCCCTGCGTAAAGAGATTGCCTCTCTTCAGCAGCAGTTGGAAGATCTGAAAGCCCAGCACCAGCAGGAAGTCGACACCCTCGTGCAGCAAGCTGCCGAATCCGATGCCACTATGAATAAAGCCAGTAATTTCATCGCTAAACTGCGTCAGGAGGCAAAGGAGGCCCAGGAACAATATGATGAGCTGAATGCCAAATATAAGAAGGCTCTCGACGAGCGCGATGCTGCCGACAAGGAGTTGGAAACTTACAAGAAGCTCCTCGAAGAGGAAGCCAACCGTGAACAACTCCCGAAGAAGAAGGTTATCCCATACAGCGTATTAGATGCAGTTCCTCTCTTAGGCAAAGGTGTAATGACCGGCTTGGTACCCGTCCTCGAAAGATATAACATCGTGGTAGATTATAACCGATAGGAGGGTAGCGTATGGACCAGGGAATCATCAATCCAAAGAATTTGCTTCTTTCAAGGGCAGAAAGAAAGGATAACATCGTTCTTATGCCTACTCCTGTTGGTACCCCCGAAGAGTTCGGCTGCATAAAATTCAATAACGTCACAGAACGTCTGTCGAAGCCCCGGGTAGTAGATCACGCAGAAACAGATGTGGAATTTGTCTTTCGCAACAAGATGGGCAGTGTTTACGCCGTGGTTTATCACAACGAAAAGGGCGAGGTACTTACAGATATGCTAACGAAGGCGAAAAATTCTGAGTGGGAGTTTCATAACTTTAGAATCACTTTTCGTCCTTCTTTTGCGAATGCCTATATCTCGTCGATATATGGTTACAGGCAGATTTCCGAATTGCAGGTTGCGCAGGAACTATCCCGTTTCTTCGCTTTTGAAGGCGTTAAATCGATTATCGGGGATTATTCTATGTTGGCACTTCCTGGTGGTATCGCAGTAGCCCGGTGCGTCTTCAAGGATGATGAGATAATGTCTGTCGAGTTGTTTGATTTCGTAACATACGAGTCTCTTGATAGGGATGAAATCAAAGACATCTACTATCAGGAGTTTCATCGACACATTTCCGGAGAAGAAATGAATATCTCTAGTTTTTCAGAAGATTTTCTGAATGAAATTCTTGCGGATAGTGTAGAGCAGATGCAGAAGAAGTATAACAAATAAAGAATAGATTAATATGGCAAATAAAATAAAAATTAGCGGTTGCGAACCTGTCAAGTACGGACCGCATGATTTCCAGTTGGGCGATTACGTCTATGCTCCGGTATCATCGTATGGTCCGCAGCAGGGGAATCAGTTGGCATATATCGATAAGCAGGATAATGATGGTTGCTCTATCGTCTTTGTGCAGACTAATCGCAAGGTTTTAAGATTATACAGTGAACTTTATCTTGTGCCGATAACGGAGGAATGGTTAAAGGAGAATCCGCAGGTGTTCACTCCTAGCGATGATATAATGCAGCAGGAAAGTGGTCTCCGTTTTACCTATCAGTATAAGTTCTCTGCCAAGCGTTTCGTCTGCGATTATTACATGGTGGCTTACGAACTGCATTACGAAGATGAAGAAGAATTTCAGCACTTAGTAAAAGAAGGTCTGAGTTACTTTACTTGTCTCCAGGAGTCGCAGGGCAAGGGTACAATAGCACAAATTGTACGTTTCATTTCTGGCAGCATGAATTTGGGCGCAGGAGCCATGCAGATAATAAGCATTCACGACCTGCAGCATTTCCTCCGTCTTTGCGGTTGCGAGGAACTGAAGGCTCCTCAGTCTCTATTAGAAGATTAAGTAAAAACAAAACGATATGGATAAAACAGATTTCGATTTCCAGTTCTATCTCGCTACTCTCCGCACGGCTGATGCCGTAGGTATGGCTGTAGTGAAGAAGGATGACCTGGCAAGGGTAATGGCAATTATCTACAACGAGGGAGGCAACGAGCAGTTCACGCATAGCTACAAGCTGATGGCAGAAATGCAGTTTGCTCAGGAGAAATATCACATACGAGGTGGCGAAGCTCCCGATCCTAGATTTGTTCTCCTCCTACAGCGCTATAACCGGGAGATAGAAATCTATCAGGAACAGCATAAAGGCGGTTATCCCGACTGGGCAGTAACCCTGATGAAGGACCGCTATGGTATCAAGCTCTATAATTGTTAAGGCGTATGGATAAGGCAAAGTTAAAGAAACTCTTTTATGAGTTGAAAGCAACAACCTCAGATGTGATATTTACACTTTTTATGTTCGGCATGTTCTACCTGCTTATTCATGCGCTCATTACCGATTACAGAGAAGGCGACCGGATAAAAGTCAGCAGTATCACCGTAACCTCCAAAGGTCACGAGTATATCATCTTTGAGACCGCCAGAGGCTACACCTGCTGCATTCACTCAGCCTCCTGCTCCTGCCAAGTCAAAAAGTAATAACCCACCTCTCGCCTCCGTTCCCAGCGATTCTATCGCTGGTCCCTAAAAAAAGAAGTAACAATGAGTAAAGAAAATAAGAAATACATCGACGAGCAGATAGATGCTCTGCTCCGTCAGAAACCGGATATAGTTATCTCTAGAGAAGAACTGAAGAAGCAGTTTGATAGCCGTGAAACTCTTGATGAGTTCATCGCTTACATCAAAGGCTTAAACCATCTTACCGAAGATTTCGATCAGTTAATGAATGAAATCAAGGCAAAGATACAAGTCTTTCAGGAACAACACCCTTTGCAGCTTACCACCCTTGCTGTCTTTCATATCGAAGGCGATCATGTATCGAAAGATACCCGTGGCAAGCAGAATATCGGTCATTGTCTCACTAATATTCTGGAGGACAAAGCCTCCCCTGAAGAGAAGGCTAACATCGCAGAAATCCTCTATCACAACTGCGAGATAAGTTTCGCCTTCCGTGAGATTATCAAAAACGTATATCTCTGTTGTCAGAGAAACCATTTAAAGTAATAGCATTATGCACATATTTAAATTAAAAGAAGGTTCTGAGTCCTTTGAGTGGGTGAAGAACGTGGTAGAGAAGGAGCGCCAGCAAAGTGTAGAATATTGCGACCGCATCCGCAAGGCGATACCCTTCCAGTTAACCCGAGTCATTGCCTCTTATGTAAACTCTACTTTTTCCCGAAAGTTGGAAATCTACGAGTTTGTTGTTATTCCCGATGAGTACGAAACATTGGATAAGGAAGTCTGGAGCAAGACTTATTATGATGATAATCGCTTTGGGGTTACTCCTAACCTGAATAATGAAGAGGGTAGGGCTATTAAGGAAGTGATGTCTTCATATCATCCAGTTACCACTCACGATGATATTCTGAAGAAGTTAGGGCTGCGTGCCCTCATTGCCTGCATACCTTTCCGTCCTATCAATCTTACCACCCATGAGGGTAAATATTATTTCGTCTTTACCGATGATTTGGTTGTCAAGGATGATCACAACAACGATGAGATAGAATTGATAACTGAGGAAGATGCCAAGCGCCTAATTGGTTTCAAGGATAAGATAGTTGAATAGTTATGACATTTGTACAATGCTCCGATTTACAGCTTATACTTCTTACGATATTCGTAATATTCCTTATCGTGTTAATGGAGCAGATAGCAGAGTATTTTTATTTTAAGAAAGATAGTAGTAGTATGAAGATAAAAATTGTTTCGGCTCGTCTTACCAGATTCTTTAATATGGAGTGGCATCCGAGCTTTGCGGGTGAGGTTAGGTACTTCATCATGTATAAAAAACATTGGTGGCAAAGATACAGATACTTGAAAGGTTGGTTCGGTATCCCCATGAAGTTTAATAGCCAAGAGGCAGCCGAAGAGTATCTGAAAAAGAATGGTATCGATTATAAAAAGAAATAGCTATGGCAAAGAAAGAAGAACTGAAGGAAAAAACGGCAGAAGAATATGCTGGTATAGGCACAAGAGTCTTCGTCTGCAGAAAAGAAGATTTTGAACGGCATCCCGGCCAGCCTTATATTAATGAGGAAGGCAATCTGGTAACATTCATAGGCCAGGGCGAAAATAAGATGGAGTGGGAACACAGGGAGAAGCTGATGGGCGAAATGTGGCATGAGGTTCCTTTAGTAAACAGCAGCATTACAGCCTCCGGTCCTAGTTTTTGTGTCGATGGTCACCCAAAGAGCGAGGAAACGCCTCGTGGTTTTACCGGCACCTTCCTGGTAATAGATGATAAGGAAGCGCACTACGAAGCTCAGATGTTGGCGAGAACGGTATTACCGGTATTCAGCAAGTCTATGCTGCCTATCACGCTTCCTCATACCCCATTCCAACTGCGTGATAGCTACACTAAGCTATACCGGAACCCTCATAATTTCTTCTATTCAGCAATGGGAAACATCTATTCTTCTTCTTTCTTCCGAAAGAAATCAGAAGAAGAAGAAGAACAGTTGTTCGAAAAGCTGGAAACAGCGCTGAATTTGGGTAATTTACGAAGTATACGCTTCCGTTCCCAGCTATTCCATCGCTGGTTAAAAAGTAAGTAATATGGCAGAAAAGAAAATATTAACCATTCATCTTACTGATGAGTGGTATCAGAAAATAGCTAGCGGAGAGAAGACAGAGGAGTATCGAGAATGCTCTTTATACTGGACGATTCGTTTATTTGGAAAGGATATACCGAATAGGCCAAACTTGATAGCTGGCGTAGCCAAATATCATCGTGCTTCCGATAGAGGTCTTTTCGTGCAAGGTTATCTCACCGGAGGACTCAAGCACACTTCGGACAGTCCGGAAGATAGAACTTACCGCAAGGAGGTATTAGAGCCATTTACACACGTTCATTTTCTCCTCGGTTATCCGAAAGATAACCAACCGTATATCGAGAAGGAAATCGACGAGATAACTGTAGATAAACCGAAGAAGGGCATGTGCCCTGATGCGTGGTTGAAAAAGAATATGTTCGTAATCAGATTCAAATAGCTTATGGCAAAGAAAGAAAAGAAATGTTGTGGTAACTGCTACTGGTTCGACAATGAGGATGCCTATGGCCAGGGCTGGTGCATTAACAATCAAGAAGAAACATCATGCAATTTAGTTTGCGATAATCATATTTTCAGATAAGCGTATGACACTTGAGCAATGTTTAGATTTACAGCTCATACTTCTTGCGATATTCGTAATATCCCTTATCGTGTTGATGGAGAAGGTAGCTGAGTATTTTTACTTTAAAGAGGATAGTAGTATGAAGATAAAAATTATTTCGGTTCGCTTCCCCAAATTCTTTAATGGGGAGAAACTTCTGAGTTTTACGGATGAAGTGAAGTACTTCATTAAGTATAAAAAACATTGGTGGCAGAGATACAGGTATCTGAATGATCGTTTCACTCGCCCTATGAAGTTTGACAGCTTTGATGCAGCAAAAGAGTTCCTTAAAAAGAAAGGTATAGATTATGAAGATAGAGCATATCATATTTAAAGCAAAAAGTACCGACGAACGGGATTTGAATTTTCCTCCAGGTAGTTGGGTTACTGGCAATTTTCGTCGTAGTGATAATAATCGCTATTTTATTTCTCATCCACTGGGAGTGAATCAAGATTGCGAACCGATTATTTATACCGCTACGGACATTAACCCTGAAACCGTCTGTATGTTTACCGGCTTCTGCGATAAGTATGTCAACCCGATTTGGGAAGGTGATATTCTTGAGCATACACAGAGCCATGCTCGATTTACGGTAATGTTTGATCGCGGCGCATTCTTCATTCGCAGAAACGGTACAGAGAACGCGGATATATACCTGTTCGAGCTTTCAGAAAAAGATAGCTGCCTCCTTCTTTTCGAGGTTGTCGGCAATAAGTTCGATACAGACGATAGTCTGGAAAGCATTTATAAACCCAAGAAGCAATAGCCGTATGCCTGATGAAGTAGACCAGTTCTGTGGCAACTGTTTTTGGTACAGTGTCGACGATGACCCTCGTGCCTCTGCATGGTGTGTTAAACATAATGATAAAACATCATGTTTTAATGTTTGTAAAGATCATAAATTTTAATTAGCGTATAGAAACAAATGTTATATATTGGTTATCCTCAGAGTATTTATAAGTGTCCGGAGCCTATAGAGATGATGATTTCTACTCCTAAAGACTTCGGGCAGTATATACAGAATAAACGTAATAGGAGAATAAAGAAATGACGTTAGAGTTATCGACGGAGGAAAAGATCATCGTAACCATGCTTTGGGTATTTGTGATATTCTTCCTGGTGTTGTTTTCCGGAATATTTGAAGGTGGGCATGAGCCTATAAAGCCGTCGAATATCCCGCCACCGCCGCCTCCATCTCGCCCTCATCCTCTGCTGTTCCGTCGCAGATTAAGAGTAAGAACTAAAAAACGAAGAAGATATGTTGTACGAAGCAAAACAAGGAACAAAGACTTACGAATACATTAAGGGTATTGCCGAAGCTGAATTGCAAGAACGTGTAAACTACAAGAAGCGAATAGTGGAAGCTATCGGTTCTGATTTCGATAAAGATATACACGTTGAGGAAAATTGGCTTCTCACTCGCCGATTTAGAATCGAAAAGATACTGGTAACGTCAGAGCAACGGGCTAAATTAGATAAGAGAGCCTGGGTGAAAATTCTTACTCATCGTTTTTCGATCGGCGTTTATCATTACTTGATTCCAAACCAAAAGACAGAGCAGGGTAGGGCTGTTCAGCAGGTGCTCGACTCGTATAACCCTGTAGCAGGTTTCAATGATATAAGAATAGGTTTGAACCTCACGGAGCCAGTGAATAGACCGATTTGGCCGTTTAAACTCTATTTTTTCAGAAGCCGCGTCTTCTTCTATGTGGATGAGCCAAGCATGAGGTTTAGAGAGAAAGATGAAACTTTGAAAGAAATTTCCTGGCATCAGTTCCATCTTGCTTTCTATGATGAATTAAATGAAATGAGATAAACAAATAAAAATATTAAAGATTATGGCATGTAATTGTATTAGCAGAGTTGAGAAAATGGTTAAGGAGAAGACCAACGAGAGTGGTTGCCTTGATACAAGTATCGGTATTCCATCAGGCATTGCGATGGTGAACGTTTATGGTTTATTCCATAAACAGAAGAAGGATGGTTCTTTCTGCGAAAAGTGGAACCAGGTAAATATCCTCCCCGAGTATTGCCCCTTCTGCGGAAAGAAGTATGTGGAGGATAAGAAAAAAGATGTTCAACAAGAAGAAAAGGAGAAATAGCGTATGTTATACGAAGCTAAACAAGGGACAAAAGCTTACGAATACATTAAGGGTATTCTTGAAACTGAAGAAAAAGAATACCAGGCCTACATGAAGAGAGTGGATGAAGCCGTTGGCTTCAAGTTTGAGAAGTGGCAAGGTTATCAACCTAACCGCAGTCTGCTGCGAGAGTATGAGATAACCGCTATCTGGGTACCATCTGAGCGTTTCGACACATTGGATGAAAAGGCATGGAGAAAGATAGATAGCCGAATGTTTGAGGATGGTCATTACGTAGCAATAAAGCCAAACAAGCGTTGCAAGCAGGGTAAGGCTATCGCTGCCGTTCTTGCCTCCTACAAGGCTGTCACCAGCCATTTCGATATATTGAAGGAACTTGGTGTAAGCATCGGCGAAGTTTGTGCTTTCTCCATCACTCAGCTTCTTCGCTGCAATGACCGTTACTTTGCCTTCTTCGATGATAGCATCCGAGCCGAGAAGAAGAATCGTGATTTCACGGAAATCACGATTGGTGAATATGAGGATCTTATTAATAGTAGCAAAGAAGGATAATCGTATGAAGATAAATATGAATCATGTAAAGGAGAAGATAGCAGGCTTTATCTTTGACCTTATCATAGAATCGGGCAGTAAGTCTAAATTCTTCCGTAAGTATACCAACCATCGTTTCCGTAAGCAGTACGAACGATGGGATGGTAATTCCTATAGGATATACAAACGCAACAACGATTTGGAAAAAGAGAATAGCGAGCTGTATAAGAGAATTAGCACTTTAAATACCAGGCTTCGTTCTATTTATAATAAGGTAAAAGTCGTAGCTACGGAGTACCCTCAGAACGCCCCGTGCCCTCACGGAGAAAAGACTGAATATAACGATTGCCTTATCAGAACAGATTCCTTTGAATGCTGGTGCTGCCCAGGTTTCGTATGTAGAATACCTGAAGATAGTACCATCATCTGTTGGAATAAAAACTTTGAACAGAGTGAGGATTTAGAAAAAAAAAAGGAGTAACGTATGAAAACAGAAGAATATGTAAGCGCCATTAAGAACATGCAGGCATTCAGCGACCTGGTGGAAAGCATTTACCCCGACCAATATAAGTTCGTATGCCAGCAGCATGATATACCGGAGCGTGAAGCGATGGATATGTACGGCTACCTTCGCAAGATAGCTTGCGGACAGTATTGGTGCGTCAATGATAAACCAGACGGTTATTTCTACACCATGGTAAGCATGGCGAAGGAAGCCCGTAAACTGCACGCATTGAACAGCATCATCAAGACTGCCCCTGCCAACGACGGGGACAGGAAGCAGAATATCCTCGCAATCTTTCTTAAGAATGGAGAGTGTTTTCAGCAGGAGTTTGACCTGCAATGGCAGGCTACGTATATCGAGATAGCCGAAATGATAAAAAACGGCTATGAATTGATGACTATTGCCCGTCAGGTAGATAGCGTCGATGCCAAGGACTATGTAGGCAAGAACGATGGTAAGAAATCGAATATCCCTATCTATGATGGTGATGTGATGCTTTGCTACGTTAGCAAGCCGGAATGGTGGAGTTCGGATTGCAAGAATAGCGGTCTGTACCTATGCAAGGATGGCGTTTATCATCGTCTCATCTATACACCAGGTAAAGGTTATATCAGACATGGTGAGCCTGATACTGACGAAGATTTCGAGTTGGATATCGAAGAGAATGCCTTCAGTAGCTATGTGATGACTCTCAGTCAGAAGTGGTATAAGCTGGGTAATATCCACGCTGGCATCGGATTTTTGATAGAAAAGCCAGAAGATAAAAAAGAATAAGTATATGAAAACAGAAACGAAAGAAACTCCTGTAAAGGGAGCATTGATTTACCAGCCGCAGGGTGCGGCCGGTGAATATGCTAAGTGGGCGATCAATCTATACCATGGTTGCTCTAACGGCTGCACATATTGTTATAACCGCAGAGGGGTATTGAGCCATGTCTTCGGCGATAAGCCGGAACTGGCGGCACCTATCATCAGACAGCGAGATAAGCTGCTCAATGAATATCTGAAGAAAAACAATATGACTGCCCATGATGCTATTAAGAAAGGTGTTGTAGACCATGAAAGTCTTGTGGCTGCCCGTGATATTATCTCGAAGGATTTAGAGAAGATAGGAATAGATAAAATACGTCAGGATGGCGGTATTTTCCTCTCTTTCACTTGCGACCCATTCGATATAGAGGCAGATATGCTTATCCTGCAGCAGGTGGTTTTACATTTGCTATTTGATCGCATTTCAGTCACGATATTAACAAAAAACGTGCATTGGATGCAGACGGGTTTGTGGAAGAGTACACTTCGAGACCTTACAACAGATTATAAGGATATAGCCCGCCACCTCACCATCGGTTTTACTATCACCGGTAAAGATAAGTTTGAGCCTGGCGCTCCTTCTACTGAGGAGCGTATCGAAGCTTTGCGTGAGTTGCACGATAAATACATGGTTAAGACCTTCGTATCTTTAGAGCCGATAACGAGTATTCATGCTGCATCGGAAGTAATCAAGAAAACATACAAGATTACGGACGAGATACGTATTGGTGTTCAATCTCCTATCAAGAAAGATAGATATGATCCCAACGAGTTTGTCGGTTTTATTGTTGCGGTTAAAACCCTGGCACGCGGTCTTGATTGCCGTTTTATGGTAAAGGACAGCATGTATAAACAGGCAGAAACTTTTGAAGGTGCTTATCGAGATTTGTGTGTCAGAAATCTTGATGAAATAAAAAAGATTTATGAATCAAAACAAAAAGAAAATGATGAAAAGTAAATTGAAGTATTATGCCCAGGTTATCGGTGCTAACCTGTTGGCGGCACTGGTACCCATCCTTGGTGTTATCCTTATTTATGGTATCGGCAAACTGAAGAGTATTTATACAAACCCTTACGCTATATCGCAGGAGATATATGATTGTTGCCTGTGGGCAATCATCGTTGTGCTGGCTGGTTTCTTTGTAGGTTTCTGGCTCCTTTCTTGGGCTGATAATTGGAGAAAGACAAAGCTTAACGTTTTAAAGATAAAACATCGCTGCAAACGTGAAGAAGAAGAATTGGCAAAGAAAATCTGTTTCGCTATGGGGGTAGAGCCTACTAAAGATAGAGTAGAGCCAAAAGTGAATACGGTGGAGCAGAAGAATGCTTCTGCCTCTGCTGATTCCGTGTATGAGGATATTTCTGGATTGACGGTTAAGGAGATTTATCATCTTTATCAAGGTCGTGAAGTTCTGATTACGACAGACGTTCAGGCAAGAAAAGGAGGGAGATATTGCGGCCGTATTGCTGGGTATGACAACGAAGGCTCTATCCTTTACATAGGTTTTCCTTCATGCTACGTAGGTCCTTACTCCCTGGATGATATAAACGCTATGCGTGATAGCAATCCCGAAGTCAGCTATGTAGAGCCAGGCTATAAAAACTACGATTGCTACATTCCTTGCCTTATCCGTATTTATAAATAAAAAATAGTTATGAAGAAGAATTATTTGTTTGATGTTGATGGCTTGCTGCAGGTGCTGCAAGCCATCAAGGAGGGGGAACCGGTGGAGTATCGCCCATTGGAGGAACCTAATTGGCGAGAGTTCAACCCAGAGATTTGCAGTATCGATACTGAGAACTGCAAGTATCGTGTTAAGCCTTGTGAATATGGTGAATACGTGGGAGATATTGCTATACCTCCTGCGCTTATGCGGGAAGGTGTGATTTATTTTCTGAAAAACAAAGATCTTCGGAGTACGAAACAGTTTTTTGCTTGCGTAAAGGCTAACCTTTGGGATATAGATAAGAAGATATTGCTTCATTTCTTTTGGAGTGAAGACGGTGATTTAAAAAGCCTTTCTGTTAGTGATCCGGACAGAAGAGTGAACCGTAGCGAAAAAACAGATAATTTCGCTAATGAAATTATTCCTGATATAAATCTATGTGATCCTGATAAAGCCGAAATTTATGTAGCTTCCATATCACAAGTCAAGATGTTAGAGTCAAGACTTCGAGATGTGGGTTATGAATTAAAGGACGGACAAATGAAAAAGATAGATGGGAACAAAGAGTAAACAAGCACAGCTCCTTACTAAGGAGCAGGTATCAGAGCAGCTTCTTCAGCAGCATTTGCGCGGCTGGAAATCGAACCCTAAGTTTATCGTAGAAAACCTTTATGTGTTCCGCTGGGAGAGTGATATGCTCATCAAGACTCGAAGCGGATATTGGTATGAGGTGGAATGCAAAATATCCCTTGCTGATTTCAAGAACGATTTCACCCATAAGCGGCAGAAGCATGAATTGCTGAAGAATGGAGATGAGAAACGTCGTCGCCCGAATTTCTTTTATTATTGCGTACCTTGGTACCTTAGTGCGAAAGTATATCCTCTCCTTCCTGATTATGCCGGGTTGATTGTACTTAAAGCGGATGGTAAACTGAATGAGATAAAACAGGCACACTGTCTGCATCTGCAAAAGTACACCGATGAGGAACTGAAGTTATGCGATAAGTTTTATTATGCCTACCGCAACTGGAAAAAGTGTGTAGAGCGTAATCAGCCTACCGCAGAAATCAAGCGCCTGAAGGATGAGATTGCTTTCCTCAAGGCAGAATACCAGGCAGTAGCCGGATGTGATATTAAAGACGCATTTTAATGATTAAAAGATTTATAGATTATGGAAAAGATAGAATTAACCAGGGAGCAGATAGAGAAGATAGCTGAAGGTATCAGCGTTTTCTGTTTCCGGCATGACCCTAAAGCAAAAGAGTTTGTGCTTTTAGAATATCCAAAGCCTAAAGATGTGTTTGGTGCCTCCTGTATCTGGGATGAGCCTTCATATAATAAGGAACACCCCAAGGAAGTGAAAAGCGTACTGCCTAGTTTTGAAGCAGTGCATACTTTCGGCTCACCGAATTTGTTCAAACCGAGCCTTGCAGAGGTTATCCAGGCCTGCCCTGTTAACTATCTCGGCAATTTTAACGCTGTTACTATCAAGTACAATGATTTTACAGATGATGCTTCCAAGCAGAAGAGTATCGTGACCCCTTACGTGATTTGCGAGATGCCGAAGCCATTCGTTCCTCCTCTCAGCAAGAAAGAGGAGAAGAAGCTGCATCCTTCGCCATTGAAGATAGGCGACCTTGTAGGCACTATCATTGACGAGTTCTGCCAGGTAAGCATTGATACTATCCAGCCTGATACCCGCAACCTTCAGACCTTATTTGAGGGTCCGATGAATGAAGTTCCCGAGAAGTACCTGGATAAGCCTTTCCGTCCGATAGAGATTATCAAGGACTACGAAGATGAGATACATTTAATCATTAACTAAGCTTTATCATGTTTGAGATATACGTAAAAATGAAGAAAAAGAAGTGCTGGAAACTCGCTATAGAGGTTCCCAATGCTTGGGGTGGAATGCCTCACCTCTGGATGTATTTGGAGAAGAAATACTTTCCGTCTTACGTACCGGTAGGAGCTGATGGAAAACTGCTGGAACTGGAAGGGGTGAAGGAAAAACAGGCAAAAGGTGAATATGTAAGCCGATGGATCTATTCTTCATCCAAAAAGGAAATCGAGGACCTACAGAAAGATTTCCGCTTAACTTATGAGGAAATGATGGTGTTCAGATCTACCTTTGATTTTGCAAAGGTTCTAGGCGAAGATATACCCGTTTATCTTGAATGCTTAAAGTTTGTTGCTGACGAGTGTGGAGGTATATATCCACAACAATACGAAAAACTGAGTGCCTTTATTAAGGCACACAGTATAAATGACATAGAGGCAATCGCTTTCAATCAGACAAGCGTAAACTGTGCCTGTGATTTCTTTGGCGACAGATACAATGCGTCAGCAGATAACTTCTGGGATTGCATTTGCCCAAGGGATTTTTATAATAACCTTAGAAAAGATGCGGTATTAAAGACGAATTTTAAACAATAAGATTATGAGTTCATACACAGAAGCAGAAAAGACGAAATCCCTTTGGCACCCTATTACCGATGAGGATTTCAATATTGACTTCAGCAAGCCATTTATCGTTTATACGAACGAGGGCTCTCTCTTTATCGTGAAAGATTTTCCAGATATGTTTGAATATCTGGACGAAGACCGATTCTACGATGTCAAGGCGAAAGCCTTGTCAGAAGAAGGTAAAGATGCGTTCCGGGAATTTTTTTACGGATATATGTATATCGATGACGAGTTCTACAAGGCGATAGACTGGGCGAAGGGGCAATATCTTGAAGACGTGAAGGGTGAGCGAGAAAGACCGGAATTGTTTGTTATGGATGAAATCGGACCAAAGGTAATAGACCATTTCGATTTCTACCCGAATGGTGATCCGGTATACGAAGGAACTCTTAGACTATGTAGAGATTTTGCAGTAGATGCTTGCCTGCAGCTTATGAATAATCATGGTCTGAAGATAGAAACAAGAAATGATTTACCTTTAGCGTTTATTTGATTAGCAAGTGACTTTAAGGATTTATAAAAAAAATATATTATGATACAGATTCAAGATTGGGAGTCATCTCAAAAGATTGTTGTCGTGGATGAAAATCATCACGGCACCGTACAGGTGGAGGTACCGAAGCCTGGACCTTATAAAGACGAGTATTACCAGCATGCCGATTGCGCTATCTACAACCTTTGGGTAGATGAGAAATACCGCAAGCAGGGAACGGCTCTCCTCCTGTTAGAGACCGCAGAGCGGGAAGCTAAGAAACTGGGCTGCAAGTCGGTACTTCTGGAGTGGGATGATAAAGGTAGCAAGCCTTTTGTCCTAGAGTGGTATAAGCGCCTTGGCTATCGTGTAATGGCAAGGAATGAAAAAGCCCGTCTGCTGCTGGTAAAGGAACTTTGAAAGGTAAAAAGGTAAAAGGGTAAAAAGGTAAAAAGAACCTTAACCGCCTTGCGCCTCCGTTCCCAGCGATTCTATCGCTGGTCCTTACCCCGCTAGGCTTTTTTACCTTTTTACTCTTTTACTTTTCTTTGTCCCCATCAATAAAAACAAAAGTATTACTTTTGCAAACAGAAAATAAAGATTATAGAGGTTATGACAGAATTGGAACAATATGGGCTTATAAAGGAGCTTGATGAGTTTTCAGAGTGGATGCGAGATAGTGCGCCCCGCTATGACGTAGAGGTATATCAATCGCTCGAAGAGCAGATTAAAGACCTGGAGCATGAATCGGGCGATTTTTACGATGTTTTTGTTGACATTCAACTGAACACCGGTAAATGTATCACTATCTGCAATCGAGCCTTTGAAACCCTGGTGCAAGATTTGTATCGTGGAGATGATTTGTTCGTTCAAAAGATAGATAGTAAGAATTGCCGACCAAAGCCTATCGTTCGGGTACATTATCAAGACCCGGAAAAAGGCTTTACGCAGATGATAATCCCGGTCAGTTCTATCTGTTACTTTTCCGGCTATACCAAGAAAGTAAAGTGGCAGGAACGATGGGATGCGATGAGCAGAGACAGAAAAGATAATGCTATCGCAGCCTTCAATGAACAGTGCGAAAATCGCCATTAAGGTAAATAGAATTTTTATTCTTCTAATGTTTTGTCAGATATATTTTATAAGTTAAACGATTATTTTTTACTTATCGAAAATCGCTTAGTTCCCTTCGTTGTGAAACGCGGGGTTCTAATTTCTTCATTAATTCTAATGTGTGCGTAAAGAATAGATTCTTCTAGTGTTTTATCAAAATATGCTTAACGTAGTTAGTTACAATTATTTTATTCAAGTTTTTTGAGTTGTTAAAGTCTTAGTTCCTTCGTTGTGAAACGCGGGAATTTTATTTTCTTCATTAATTAGTTCTCATTTGAATTAAAATTTTGAACATAGTTTATGGTTATAGTTTAAGAGGGGCGGCTGTCGCGATGACACCCGCCCCTCATTCCTAATTCAACATTCAACATTCAGCATTTAGTTATACGTTCCTTCCGTCCGGCAGTACAAACCAGCCGATATTTCCTCGCCAGAATTTGCAGCCCAGATATAGCGAGTCGAAGGCATCGGTGAAGTCTGTTCTCTGCTGCAACGGCAGGTTGTCTTCCGTTTCCGGCTTCTTCTCCTGGCTCTTATCCTTTCTGAATCCCTGATAGCCGATGCTCACCTCACAGAGCTGCATGGCGATAATCAGGTCGGGGTTGTTGGGCTGATTGATACGAATAGCAGGATATTCGATACCGGCAAGGGCATTATTGATGATGCGATGCTTCACCTCGTGCTTCTCCGGCACACCCATATCTATCGCCGTTACGTTCCAGCCGTTATGCTCCAGCTCTTTGATAACTGCCTGGTAGAATCGTTCATCGGTCAGCGCATACGATGCACCTTGTTTTGCCGTAGAATCGTAAAAGTAAACCACGTCACGGTTCACGGCTCTCTTCGGAGCATAGTAATGCGAGAAATCATCTACCAAATCTCTCAGCTTGCGCTCGTTCTTCACATAGAAGCTTTTGATAACATTCACTGCCTCTACTCCGTCACGCTGATATACCTGACCTACCACCAGGGTATTGATATTGGCGTTATAGTCAAATGCGAGATAAAGAGGAAGGTCGTTTATGCAGTCGCTATCCATACGGCAGTCGTTTCTCTCGGACAGCTCTTTTAAGTCGGGCTGATAACTTTCTGATGTAATCTTCTTGCCGCCGATGATGCCCGTAGCCTTTTTTGTTTCCCACTTCGCCACTGAGAGCGGATCTATCTCGTTGTCGGGGATATAACCGTGTACCCTATCTATATCCAGGTTAGAGTAAAAACCGTCATTTGATTTCTTGATTTTGATGTTCAATATTGAAACGGCGAAGGTATAGGCAGGGAGATCTCGCTTTAACTGCCTGATGTAATCCTCACCGAGAATGTCCACATTCTCGAGAGTAGATGCCCTGCGTACTACGAAAGCTGAACGCCTCAATTCTCTCAGATATTTATCTTGGAATTTCTTAGAACGTAAAAACATCTGCATCTCGAAATCCTCTTCTGGTGTAATTAGATATTCGTAATCATAGATGAGTTCGGCATCTTCTGCAGTAACCAGTTTGTAGTTTACCGCCATATCTACCATGTTTTTGGTAAGATGATTTCCGTGTTTAGGTAGAATACGAAACATGCCCTCATGCTTCAGCATTTTCAATGCTATTGCACGAATCATCGTTCTTACTTCCGCAGGAACCACATGGGGTGTGTGTCTTGATTTTTGGGCATTATAGAGGAGGTCATTGTAAAAGATAACTTTATTAGCATATTCTTCCAACTGCTCCTGCACCCATCGGTAGGTTTTACCTTTAAAAAGTCCGTTCTCTATCACTAGGTCTAACTTCTCATCTTCTCTTTCCAGCCAACTGCCTTTTGCGGTCAGAGCAGCATCGGAAACGAAAAGCCTACCTCTATAGTAAGGGTTATATTCAGAAAACTCTATATTGCCTAATGGATGAGTCTGTCCTGATAGAGAAGGCATAAACTCCTCGTCGATTTTCTTTTTGTTTGCAAATCTACCTTCATCCAAAATGGCGTGTGAAAACGTATAAGAGTTTGCTGATGCGGTTTGCGCAAGGGATATGGAAGCCCATTGTGCGCCGTTGGCGAACCATATAATATTATCATAATTTTTTGGCTTAAAAATGGCAGGGCGGGCATGTTTCGGTGGCCTTCCCCATCCCATGTGAATACCTATTGTGAAGCCAAACATTCGTTCCATGGCTGCCATGGTACCAGGAATAGTTTTAGAAAATGCTTGCTGTCTTGAAATAGCAAGCCAAGCTCCCAACATGCCGGGCATAGAGTTTGATACCGCCCATACGCGTGGCGCTACCAATCCATCAGTTTTACCGGTACGTCGTCCAGCTATGACGATTTCGTCTTTTGCCCCCATATAAAAGAGTTCCTGCTGGAATTTGTTTAAATATATCTGATGTGGTTGCTGCATAAAAATGAAAATGTTATCCTGAATGTATGTTTTTTTAGCCGCATCTTTGCGTCCGTTAGGCGTTCCTGCGGATTTAAAATCCGTAGATATGTCAGTTTTTTACAGTCTTAGAGCAATTTTGCGGGCTGGCAATCATCGATTAACTTGCGTGTTTCTTTGGCACACTCAGCCACGCATCTCTCGACTGCCTCGGTGATGTCTTGAATTTGATCCTCACGCATATTGCCGTATTTATCGCAAGTGTCGTTTATTATTTTGTAGAGAACCTGATTTTGTAAAGCCTCCATATAATCTACGTACTCCTTGCAAGTACTGCGCCGAGGTGCTTGTACCCATTTTAGAAAGTCCTGTTTCCAGTCTTTCCATGTTTTTATTTTTATTACTATCATTGTTGCTTACATTTTAAATTGTCGTTTCAAAAACGGGTTACTCTTTATGAGTTCTATTATTTCTTTTTCCGAGTGTATTCCCTCCCAGAAGAGTTCGGTATGGTTTCCAACTCTGTCTTCATCTACAGAGAAAGGCACACCGTAGTTGGTGTAGGTTTCACCATGGTGTTGAATCAGGTGGCGACCTGGGTTTTTCCGGATGTTTTCTATCCAGACTTCATTATCACACTCGCACCATTTATTGTATTCTTCTCCTGTCAGTGTCATATCAATACCGATAGGGTAGTGTCCGGAACATCCATTGGTTCCAAAATAAATAATCTTTGCCATAATTTCGCAGATTTAAAATAATGAAAGTTGAATAGCTCTATCGCCTCGTTCCTTCTGATGTTTCGGAACGTAGATGCGTTCCGTTACGAGATTATTAGCCGTAGCTGATAGGGTAGAGCGATGAGAGAACTCTTCGATGCAATCGAAGCGATCATCGGGCATCTGATAGGAAGATATGAAAACGGGTTGTGTCTGATGCTCGCACCAATCGTAGAATCGCTCATAGTCGAAACCTTCGGAATCTTTTTCTAGGTAGCCGTCTGTTCCTTCGTAGGGAATATCGCAGTAGATTACGCTGTCATCGGGTATTGTAACTTGTTGATAATCAAGTACATCTGATGTGATGTGTGAGAATTGCCCCCCCCGAAATTCGAGGCAGGGATAGCTGTCGCTCTCTGTACTGCAATCTGTGCAATGCAGTTGTGGCTTTCTTCCGATTGAAGTTCGCTTGGGCGTTTGTATTTTTTTTTTTGAAAGATGGCTCTTGGGTTCCATCTTTCGGCATTCTCCAGTCTGATTGATTCTGTCGTAAGCTTCTGTGCTCTGCAATCTCGATGATTCTGCCCCCCTCGTAACGTGTTCAACTTGCAGTTGGTGGCTACTCTCTGCCCCCCCCTCAAATGATTGTTGCTGGAAGTGACCAAACTGGCTGAAATATCTCTTTACGGCAGTATATCTGCGCTTAATGTCGCTGATAGGCTCAATGAAAGACAAATCATAACCAAGGTCTTTTCCCAGAGAGTAATCACGAAAGAATATCGCATAATGGATAGCTTTCTTCAAAGGTTCGATTTCCTTAGAATAAAGATAATTTCGCAGATTATTTCCAAACGACCAGACTACTGCTACGTATGGATCGGTATCTTTCAGCTTGAAGAAATCCTCACGGCTTATCCATCTCGTCTCGTTTTGATATTTGCCGTTCAACGCATCAATGAATAGAGTAGGGCACATCCAGTTAATATCATTAATGTGAATATGCTCATACTTGTTTCTCAATAATGCTGCATGGCTCACCGCACAACCACCGCAGAATAAATCTATCAGGTGTGTGCGTTTAGGCAGGAGACTTACAATTCTCTCTGCCAATTTGTTTTTACTTCCCTTATAGGGCAATCCATATTTCATATCTTCCTTTTATGTTTTTATATTCTTGAAGAAAGAAAGAAACTTTATTCAGCTTTCTTTCTTTCATTATTTCTCAATTTTCCCACATGCCATTTCTGGCACGTCTTGCACTGATACGCTACATACCCTTGCGCCTTCAGCTCCGGTCTTTGGTTCAGAAACTCCCAGGCAGCATTTTCTGTTTCGTATGCCACCTTCGCCTTCCAGGTATGTTGCTTTCGGGTGTAATGCTCAGGGTCCGGAGTAAAGGGAGGAACCTTGTTGTGATAATGATGATTACCTTTGCGCTTACTCATTATCGCCTCCTTTCTTTCCGGTATCACCTTCCTCTTCCGGAATATCCATTTCGGCTTCCTTCTTCTCAGCATGATCATCCAGCACCTCTTCCATATACTCCATATAGTCAGGTGCCTTTTCATTATGCTCCTGCAGACTCTCCTCTTCGGCAATATCCTGCATATCCTTGGCGGTAAGACCATACTTGCGAGCCATCTTCTTCTTGTACTCGTCAGTATAGTTCACCCTGTCTCGCTTCACGATGCTCACATCCTGCGTAATGGCAATGCGGCTCATATCCGGCATTTCCTCGGTAGCATCCTTCTCTTCCAGGAAGTTGCCATAAACGGTAGCCAGTGCCTGCATACCCTTATCCACCGCACGGTCGTTGTTCTGCTGTTTGCCTGTGCGGATAAGCCATTCCGCAGAATTGAGATACATCGCCTTGTGGCGCGGACTCTCATCGGTCATAAAAAAACGGATGATATGGTTGCAGACCGCCACATCGTTTGTCAGCTCGGTAATGGTACGGGGTTTGATATTTCCTTCGTCGTCAATATCAATATGCAGCGCCATCACCATTTCCTGCGCCTCCCTGTTGCCCTGTCCTGCCTGTTTCATAAACAGCGCATAGTCGCGCCTTGCTATGTTGCGGCAGGTAGTCTTGGGGTCTATGTCGTTGTTTTGTACCCAGCGTTTATAGAACTCGTAGCAGAGCTGCATTCTATACTTCTGTTCCAGTTTCGGGAACATGGTATCGATGCTCAGTCCGTTAGATAGCCACTTGTCTATTCTCTGCAGGGTATTCTGCGTAAGTTGACTCATCTCTTATTAATGTTTAATGTTAACCTGGTGGGGAATCGAAAACCGAATTTCGTGCTATTCGTGTCATTCGTGTTCAAACCCCCGAACCCCCGGAAGGCTATATGGTAAGGTCGATACCAAACTGACCTTCCAGAAACTTCTTGTAATCGGGCTTACCGAATAGTGTGCCGTTTGCCTTTTCCCAATCTTTATTGTTGGCATAGAACACATCACGCGTAAACCATTCGTAAACGTTATCATATCTGCTTACTGCTGACGAGTCAGGATGCGTATCTAAGAATTTCTGTCCCGCCCTCAGATAAGCCTTGGCTATGCGGGGATGCTTCTGAAACTCGATAAGGCGCTTGCGTCTTGAAGCCAGGGGGCAGCACATGCAGCCGAGTCTTCGGGTAACGTTGATTTGCCCCCCCGTATCATAGTATACTGGTGCCAACTTCAATCCTCTATCAAGAATGAAATCCCTCACATCTTCGTTGGTCCATTCCAAGATAGGATAAATCTGTTCTACATGATTTTCCTTTTTCTTAGAACCATAGTACCGGCATTCGGTAGGTTCGTTATATCTTTCCTTTCTCGCTCTGCTTTCTTCTTTGCGCACACCGATAACAGTTTTATCGAGGATTTTATATTCCTTCAGAACTTCACAGCAGAAACGGCTAAAGCGATTAGGAAACCCTTTCTTTGCAATAAGCTGAAAGAAATTTTCTTTCGGTCTGAGAATTTCCACACCCATCTTCTTCACGTGGGCGATAGTGCCCGGTGGGTCGATGGTGGTATTCTTGTATATCGCCCTGTATCTGATACCAGCTTCTTTTGCAAGCTGCAGGATCACGTCGCTATCCTTGCCGCCCGAATAAGCCAGTTCTATCTCTCCATCGTACCTTTTCTGTACGCTTTGCAGGAGGCGAATAGACTGATCTATCTTTTTCTGTAATTGCTCGTTTATCATTTTGCGCCTTTTTAATTTCTTTATCTGCCCACAAAATTACGAAATCACCCCTAAATGGTTGGGACAACCCCCGAACCCCCTAGCTTGAAATAGCATCCCTCTCGCCCCCGTTCCCTGCGATTCCATCGCAGGTCCCACAGCTCTCTTTGTCCCCATCCCTCAATAAAAAACCGATACCTTTGTATCGTATTAAAAGACAACATAGGATAACATTAAAAAGAAAAAATAAATGCAAAGTTTAATTCCAACCCTCACAAGGTTTCTTGCAGCCATTATCGGCTTGGTATGGTGTACGCTGGAACCATCTCTTAACTACATCGCCGTATGCTTCTTCGCCCTCATTTGCGATTGCTATACGGCGTGGCGGTGCAACTGCCGCATCTATTCCCGCTATCGGGAGGCTATCAAGAAAGACCCTCGATGCAAAATCGACGGCAAACTGAAATCTAAGAAAATGGCAAAGATGGTGAAGGATTTCTCTGTCCTCATCCTTGCGATATTCCTAGCCACGATGGTAGATACCGTGATACTCGATTTCCAGAACCCTCTTCATCTCGCCAACTATCTTGCCGCTATTTATTGTGGCGTGCAGCTCGTAAGCATCCTCGAAAACGAGAGTACCTGTAATGGGGCACCCTGGGCAAGAGTGATGCAGAAGATTGTAGCCGATAAAACCGAAAGGCACTTCAACGTGAAGCTGAAAGACTTGATGAAGGAAGAAGAGGAGGACAGCGAGAAAGAAGAGGTAAAGGATAAAGAAAAGGCAGATACAGATAATGCAGCCAAGCCGGATAATGGTGCAGATAAAGATGAGTGGATTCCGTCGAAATCAAGTGGTGATGCTTACGATATATAGTGCCAACAACTCTTAATTTCTGTACGCTATCAGTTAATAATGTGTTAAAAACCCTTTGAATTATGACAATATCAGATGTTTTGGAACATTGGGCAACCATCTACAAGCCCTTATCCCACGACCCGACAAGCAAGAAGCTGGAAGACCAGAGTTTCTTTCGCATTCGTGATATTGATGAGGAAAATATCTTTTCCCGCAACGCCAATATCATTCACTCTCCCTGTATGCTCTATCGTGTAGTGAACTCCGGAGAGTTGAAATCGGATAAGCAAGCCCTGATTACTTATCAGGTCTGTTTCCTTACCCGACTGAAAGATTCTTCTGCTACGTTGGGCAGATATGATGGTAGCAAATTGCAGGCTGCATCGGATGATCTGATGGAGTATTGCGAAGACCTTGCCTCCTATCTCACTCAGCTTCGCCGCACGGGTATCTGTCCTATCACAGGCAGAAACTTCAAGACGGAAGAGCCTAAGTTGGGCATCGAGTTATCATCCATTGATATAGAGAGTTTCGCCTATGGCGTAAACCCTCTTTTCCGTGGTCCGAGCTGGCTCCTTGCCGATTGCTATTGGCAAACCATCCGTCCACTCTATAACTTCCAATGCAGGAAGGAACAGAAATACATCATTCCTGCATCGACTAAATAGAAAGGAAACGGCTTATGGGAATCAAGACTAAACCCATCCAATCGCCTTTTGCACCCTTAAAAGATGTAGCCGGAATCTATCTTAAGCAGGCTTTGCTCGATATTCAGTTGAACTTCCAGAAGCAGCGCATTTATCCTACAGAGGTATATCGCGGCTACGAGAAGGTAAACCAATATCGTAGAGAGCATGGCCAATGGTGGTCAAGAGGCGATGGTGCAAAATCCTTCGAGGGTACAGTATATCAGGCTAACGAGGAGACGGGCGAACTCACCGTAGGTATTCGCTACAACGACTATCTGAAGTTCGTGGATATTGGTGTAGGTCTGACTGGAAATCCTCACGACCCCGAAGCTCATATCACGGCAGACAAGGTGGACCGAGCAAGAAAGGCGAAGTATAATACCCGATATATTAGAAAGTGGGATAGACGGGAAGGCAAATCTCATCGTCCGGCTATCATGCGAACCATCCGAAGACTGAAAACGAGATACGAGAACCATCTTGCCGATTACTACGGCTGGCAGGCTATCATGCAGATAGCAAAAGCGCTGGAGGATGATGGAATCGAAAGAGAATAACATTTTAAAAGAAAAAGAATATGGCAGGTAAAATAGAATCCATCATTACGATGGACGGCAAGCAGCCTATCAAGGTGCTGCAACTCCTCTTCGATAAGGCAAAGGAACTTACCGAGCAGATGAAGCAGATGAAGCCTGGCACAGAGGAATACAAGGCAGCAGAGGCAAAAGTAAAAGCCCTGCAGTCTGCCCAGGTTCAGACCATCAAGACTACCGAGCGACTGGAAGCCGTGGTCAGTAACCTCGGTAATACTTCGCTCCGTAACCTTCGCCGTGCCTTGGGTGAAAGCAAGCGTAAGCTGGAAGGTCTTTCTGAAGCAGAGGAGGAAGAGGCAAAGCATATCCGCTTGCTGATGAAGGAAGTAGGCGACGAGGTGCGATTGCTGGAAGGTAAATACGTGAAGGTTGCGAAAGGTTTGGCCGATATTGGGAATCAGTCTGACCAATGGCTCAGTAAGGCTTTAAACCAACAGAGAGAACTTGTTTCTTCTTTAAAGAAAACTTCCTCTGGCTATCAGTTTAACCTCGATATGTTAAAGCAACTGGAGGCAGAAGAGGATAGGCGTAACGGAAAGATGAGTGCCAGTGAAGCTATGCTAGCCGTCGGTAATAAAAACGCTACGGCCTCCGAACTTCGCCGTGCTAGAACATCACTTACTCAGGCGAGGGATAATGTAGATACATCTGATACCGCTCTGATTAAATCCTTTAACGATGCCCTTGCCCAGATTGAGGAACGCCTGGATGCCGTATCAGGCAAGGCTCAGAAGGCAGCCATCGGTTGGCAGAAAATGCGTCAGGTATTATCAAACCCTGGCAAGGCTTCGGGCGAGGATATTAAGCAAACCATGGACGCTATTCAGCAGAAAATACAGCAACTCCCTGCTGGAAGCAAGGCTGTATCTGATTTGCGCAGACAATACGCCCAGTTGGAACAAACAATGAAAGGTACCCGCCTCTCGCAAGCGCAAATCAATGATATTGTTGCCCGCAGTAAGACCGGCAAGGCAAATATTAATGAGCTGAGACAGGCTTATAAGCAGCTCGAAGAGGAACTGAATATTATCAATACCAAGAGCGAGACATTTGCAAACAGACAGAAGGAACTGAAGAATCTCAAAAAGGTTATTGATGACGCAACGGGTGCAGCCAATAAGCAGGGCGGCGCATGGCATACGGCATTGAAGAACCTTACGGCATACGTGGGTATGTTTGCCGTGTTCAACCAGGTAAAAACTTACTTTGTTGATTTGTTCCGTCTGAACATGAAGTTTGCGGATCAGTTGACGGATATTCGTAAGGTTGCGCTTTCAACAACCGAAGAGGTAGCGAATTTATCTCAAGAGTTAGCAAAAATTGATACCCGTACCAGCCTCGAAGAGCTAAATCGCATCGCCTATGCCGGCGCTAAGTTGGGTATCCAGACGCAGGGAGGAACTATGGCGCTCGCTGGCTTCGTCCGTGCTGCCGACCAGGTGAATGTGGCACTTAAAGAAGATTTGGGCGAGGAAGCGCTCACGTCTTTGGCAAAGATTACTGAGGTAATGGGATTGGTTAATAAGTATGGTGTAGAAAAAGCCATGTTGAAGACCGGTTCCGCAATCTTCCGTCTGGCTGCTACTTCCACTGCTTCCAGTGATAAGATTGTGGATTTTTCAAACCGTATGCTCGCCCTTGGTGAACAGGCTGCCCTTACCACGCCTGATATTCTCGCCCTTGGTTCTGCAGTAGATAGTATGGCATTGGAGCCAGAAGTGGCAGCAACCGCTTTTGGTAAATTGGTAACTGAGTTGCGAAAAGGAACCAGCCCTATTGAAAAATCTCTGGGTATTGCTACCGGAAGCCTGAAGAAGATGATCGAGAGCGGAAGAGGTATGGACGCAATCCTTACTATCTTCAGAAGAATGGGTGAAACAAAGAACGTATTCGCCCTTGGTGATCTTTTTAAAGACTTAGGTTCCGATGGTACCCGACTCATCAAGACGATGGTTACGATGGCTTCTAAGAATGGTATGCTTACAAAGGCTGTAGAGGAATCGAATAAAGCCTTTAATGAGGGTACGGCTGTAACGGTAGAGTATAATATGCAGCAGGAGACCGCTATGGCTTATATGGAGCGTGCCAATAACCTTTGGGAGAAACAGTTTGTTTCATCCAGTGCAGCAGCAGGTCCCGTTCACGATATAGCTAAGGCATGGTTCGAGTTAACTAAGGAGTTAACTAGCAGCATCGGTTTTATGACAGAGGTTAAGTTAGCAATCGGACTCATCTTTGCTTCTGTCAAAATTCTGTTGAATATTCTTCCTACGCTCATTTCTATGCTCAGTATGGCAGGTTTGGCGGGTGCGTTTGCATACGTACTTGATTATGCTCAGAAATTGAGTTCTGCTTCAGCTTCACTGAGTGTGGTTTGGGCTAAGATGGTTTCGACTTTCAATAAGCTGTCATTGGTAAAACAGGCTGGTGTCTTCGGCGGTATAATCGGCTTGCTAGGCATACTTGTTGTGAAGTTGGCTGAATATACGTCTTCTCTGAATCGGGCTTCAGCTGGTCAGCGAGTACTGAACGAAGTGCAGGAGGAAGGTAAGCGTAAGGCAATGGAGGAGCAGGAGCAACTGACTCGTCTTCATAATGTAATGAAAGATACTTCTGCCTCTATGGACTTGCGACTTGAAGCAATGAAAAAACTGAATAGTGCTATTCCTGGACTGAATGCAAAGATTAATACTGAAACTGGTGCAGTCAAGGAAAACACTAAGGCATGGGATAAAAACTTCACTCGTTTACAAAAATATTACGAGCTTGAAGGTGCTCGTGCTAAACTAGCAGAGTTAGGTCGCCAGAAAGTTGATGCTATTCTTGATTTGCAGAAAAAAGAAGACGCTTACGCCAACACAAAGGTGGATGTGTATGATCCTAGAAAGAGGAATCAGATTCATACTTCCGGCGGCGCTGCAATGCCTATCTTTACACAAGGTGCAATCGGTCAAGCGGGACAGCGAGCTGCGGCAAAGAGTGCTCGTGATAAGGCTCAACGCCGATTGGACGATGTTATTGCGCAGGAAAACGCATTAAGAGATAGATTCGGCGCGGAATTGGATGTGGCAACTGGTAAAGAGACGGGAACCCCACAACATATTGATGAAACTGGGAAGGGCGGTAAAGGCTCTGCTACAACTCCTGAAGACGATGCCCGCAACAATATATCCGAGTTCATAACCAAAATCAAGAACTTCTACGAACGCCAGAAGACGGCAATGGTAGAGGAAATGACAAAGGATAATGTAGAAGAGGAGATACAGAAGCAGGTTGTCAATGACTTGGATATAAAGCTGAAATCGGCTCTCGCTGCGGCAAAACAATCTATCGTCCTCGGTAAGAAGACCTGGAATGATTTCAAAAAGACAATGGATAAAGACCGTAAGGAGAAGGATGATGAGTTTGGCCAGTCTCAGTCTCGTACCTTGCTGGAGCAGATTAATGCTTACGATGTGTCAAAGCTCCGTGCTGACCTTTTAAAGCAACTGCCTAAAATCAAGAAAGGTAAGGTTGTTGGCTATAAATCCGATGAGCGGGATAGGGCATATCTCGACCGCCAGTGGCTTGATGCGTCAAAGGGTGAAAACAGCAATGCCAATATCATACAGGAACGTATGGAGCAGCGTCGTAAAGAACTGCTAGAGCATGACTACACCAAAGTGGTGCAGGAAAACTCTTTTCTCGGTTTGATAAAATCTCGCTTTGCAGACGTATCTCTTGAGTCGCTTCAGAAAGATAAAAATGATGTGATTAAGGTTCTAGAAAAGGCAAGAACGCAGATGGCTGATCTCTTTGCTACTGAAGGAAAGAAAGATAAATTGCTGAAATTCCTCTTTGGCAAAGATTACGAGAATACACCTTCCGTCTTTCTTGCGCTTCTCAGCGATACAGAGGAGAATGTAAAGCTATTTTATCAGAAGCTCATCCAGTATTCCGATGAATATACCGAGGCTGAGAAAAAGCATTACGATGAAGCTAAGAAGATTTCTGATTTCTTGTGGAAACGTAATCAGCGCAATCTTGCCAACCAGGAAACCCTTCGCAAGATGCAGCAGGAAAGCAGTCTCTTCGGTAAGCGTACCAATATGTGGTCGAACCTCGGTCTTGGTAATCTCACCGCTGACCCAGAGGTGGAGCTGATGAAGATGAAGATGCAGATGGCAGAAGATTACTATGCCTTTGTATTCAAGAACTCAAAGAACAAGCAGCTCCTCGATGAAGCAGACAAGGCTCGTCAGGAGGCAGAACTTGCCTATGTCAACCAAATGGCAACGGCGATGAAAAATCGACTTTCTCAGATGCAGCAGCTCGTGCAGCCTATCGAAACCTTCGGTGCGGAAGTAGGTAAAGCATTTGCCGAAATGCGTAACGATGTAAGCAGCGCACAGGAAGCTATCAAGAATGCTCTGAAGTCTATGCTCGAATCGTGGGGTAATATGGCACTCAACGACGTGAATACGCAGATGTGGAAGGCTATCAATGATGCTGGTGCAAAGCGAGGTAAGAAGAAAGCGCAACCTGGTATTGATGCAGCGAGAGCCAACGCTAACGCCAATGCCGTTAAGGAAGATTTCTCTAACCTTGGCACAAAGGCGAACCCGATGTACGTGCGACTGGTAGATGAGGGTGCAGCTTATCTTACCCAGCAGCCACAGTCTAACTTCGAGAATCTGCCTCCTCAGCAGCCGGCTCTCGGCTGGAATCCTGATGGTACACCTATCAATCCTAACAGTCCGGCTGTAGTGCCTCCATACGCGCCCCCTGCAACCCCCGAACAGGCGAATACGCAATCACAGGGCAGTGGCGCGCATCGTGCATGGGAGCATCGCAACAGAGACAATGCTAATGCGTTCTACAATGATGCCGCCACGCAAACGGGTACAGCAGCAGCCGATGCTATCGCTGGTGGCAGTTCCTTCGCTGATGCCGCAGCTGGCATCACTGGTTCCTTCATCGGCGGTGTGATGAATACCGAGTTTAAGAAGGGTGGTAAATCCAAGGAAGACAAAGAGAAAGCCGAGCAGTTAAAGAAGGAGAAGAAGCACCAGAAAGAGCTGAGTAAAGAGATAAAGAAAGGTAATAAGGATCGTGAGAAGGTAACTACCCAGGGTGTTCAAAGCATCACGAATGTGACGGATGCCGGAAACAAGGAGCAGACCGAGGGCACAAAGATAGCTTTGAATACAGGCATGGCTATGACGGAAACGGCACTCACTACCAACCTCGCCAATACTCAGGCTAACAATGAGGCAATCACTCAATCGGACGCAGCCCGCACGCAAGCAGGAATGACCTTCTCTATCGCTGGTGCCATCGGTAAGTGTTTCGACTTCCTGGGTCCTATCGCGGGTCCTATTGCAGCCGCAGGTGTGATGGCTACCCTCATGGGCTTACTCCAGTGGGCACTCAACTCAGCTTTCAGCGGCGGTAAGAAGAAGAGCAACACTCCTTCTACCAACACCAAGCTCGTAACCGGTATGCTTACCTACGATAGCGGTAACGTGCAGGATTTGAAGCCATTTGTGGCTGATAATGGCGAGGTATATTGGGCAAAGGAGGATGATGGCAAGCAGATGCAGGGCGTGAAGATGCTCACGACACCTACCGCTACCTCTGTGAACGGCCAGCCGTCTCTTGTAGCCGAGAGAGGACCGGAAATCGTGATTGGCCGTGAAACCACTCATGCCATGATGATGAATAACCCTGGCTTGCTGAAAGCACTCGTCAACTACGACCGCAACTATTCCGGAAGAAACTCAGCAAGAAGGGCATTTGATAATGGCAACGTGGGTGATGTTCTTGCAGCAGGCACGCAAGCAGGCAATGGTAATCTTTCGTCTGGCGCGTCAGCGGCAGGCGACCTGATTGCAGCCAGCGCAGCAAGCAATGCGGCGCTCCTGCAAGCTGTGAATGCGCTCATTCAGCGCCTCAATCAGCCTATCAACGCCCAGATTAACATGTACGGTCGTGACGGACTGCATGATAGCCTGAATAAGGCTAATCGGTTTATGAAGAATAAATAGAAGAAGGTTTTGTTGATTATTAGTTGTTAGTTTTTAAGTTTATTAGTTATTTGTTTTTCGAGGCTGTTTCGCTGTGAAGCGAGGCAGCTTTTTTTGTGTGAATTTTATCCTGGTCCCATTTTTCGACCAAGGGGAGAAATCAGTGGGCTTTCTATAAACCGTTGATTTAGTGGGCTTTTTGGTCTCAAAAGCATATCTTGGTCTCATTTTTCGTCGGTTTTACTACCTATATATAAAATTTTCCGTGTATTTTTTCTTTTCCCTGAAAACAAAATCCCCTAACCTCAAACTAGGAGTTAGTAGCATTAACGGCTATGCCGTAAACATCAGGCAATAAGGTAGTTATGGGAATATAGGGGAGTGGCAGCTAGCGAGAAAAATGCGTGATTTTCTACATATATTCTACATATTTCTGAAATATTTTGTATCTCCTGCGTACATCTGTTTATAGAAAATTATATAAAAATGTGACCAAGATATAGTAAGTTGCTGAAAAATAAGCAGATAACAAAAAAAAACAGTGGGCAAGCAGTGGGACAATGGTGTGGCAGCAGGGGGACAGAATACGCCATTTTCCTCATTAATGGGCTTTAACATTTTTGCTAATAAAATTAAAATGAGACCAGAATCGGCAAAATGAGACCAACATCGGTAGTTTGGTCCCATTTTTGGAAAAACACCCTTTGCGCTTCCGTTCCCAGCGATTCCATCGCTGGTTCCCCCTCTCAAACCTATATTAAATGTTAAAAATATAACTTATTTCAAATACAATATAGCTTACCTATATTTTTTTCGATTTATTTTTGTATCTTTGCAGCGAAAAATGAATAATATAAATATATGTAAGGTATGTTTGACGAGATATGTTCCATCTATCGGGATGCGAAAGATGCACTCGGAAGGTACGTCGATATGGAGACTGGCGAGTGCATCACGCAGATGTCTATCCGGGAGTTCTGTCTTACGGACAGATGGAAGCCGTATGTAGAGAAACTGAGAGCCCTGCGGCAGCAGTATGGTAGCAAGGCGAAGAAGATGCCGGAGTATATCGAAACCAAGAAGATGCTTCCTGGTGCTACACTGAGCGGTCTCTTCGCTACCTACGAGGACGATAGCCTTACCCATCCGGGGCAGCGTGTGATGGTTTCCCGAAGAGAAAGCCACCTTCAGCAGCATACCGGATGGCTGGCGATAGATATTGACCTTCAGGACAACGAGGGTATTGCCGATTTCGAGAATATCCGCAGGGTGTTGGCTTTTCGCCCCGAAGTAGCCCTGCTGATGCGCTCCTGCTCCGGAACGGGACTGTTTGGCTTGGTCCGTTTGGCTTATCCAGGCCATCATAAAGAGCAGTTCAAGGCATTACTGCATGAATATGCTGCAATGGGTATCATGCTCGATGGCTCCTGCGGAAACATCGGACGCGTGCGCTTTGCCTCATGGGATGATCCTGCACATATATATATTAATGAACGTGTGATACCATATACCAAACTGCCCGATAATGTACCTACACCAATGCCCGTGATGAACTATGCCAACACATATTTCAGTGGCAGTCATCCGACTGGTGTTGGCTATGGAGGCAATTATCCGCATAGCGGACAGGGCACCTACAGACGGGACACACCGGAAATCATCTATCGCAAAGCTTTGCGCCTTGTTGAGAAGATAGAGGCTCAAGGCATTGATATTTGTGCCGGAAAGGATGCTAATAGCGGTTATCTGGGTTGGGTGAAATGCGGCATGTCGCTTTACCATGTGGATAGAACGGCGGGTTATGACCTATGGAGAAGAGTTTCCCGCTTCCGTCCTGCTGACTCTACCTGCGGCCACAATGAGATGGATTTCCGCAAGCGATGGAACCAGTTCGCTAATTACAACAAGATTTCTGAGGCAACTTTCTTCGACTACTGCAAGCGGTCGGGTATCTTTCTCACCAGGGAAGACTGGAAAGAGATATATCAGAATACTTAGAAAGCGCCTCCGTTCCCAGCGATTCTATCGCTGGTCCACAAGCAAAAAAGTTTTTAATACATTTAAAGATATAAGATTATGGCAAAGAGAAAAGTAGAAATCCCCAAGGGGGCATGGCTCGACAAGAAAGGTCAGCGATGGATGAAAGTAACAATCGATGTGATGATTGGGGGGGGTAAATTCCTCCGGCAGATAGTAATGACGTTCCCGGTGAACTTTGAAATTGCATTGGGAAAATACATGGTAGATATGGGCGATATGGACGATTTTAGAGACAGAGTAAATCAGCAATATCCTTCGCTGGAACGCCTGAGAAACCTCACGTTTTTCCCTATGGGAAACAAGGTGTTGAGAAAGTAAAAATAAATTTACAGATGGCTAAAAAAGCTTTCGCCATATCGAAGCCTATTCGAAACCATATCGAAGCCGTGTGTTATTTATTTACTCTCTCGGTATATAAAAACTTTACAAAACAAAAGATATGAAACAGAAGATTATTGCAATAGTAGGTCAGGCTGGCTCCGGAAAAGATACGGTTGCTCAGCTGATGCGGATGACACTCCATGTGCCCATTCTTTGCTCCTATACCACCAGACCTATGCGTGAAGGCGAGGTAAACGGCAGAGAGCACATCTTCGTAAAAGAGTGCAATATCCCAAGAGAAAAAATGCTTGCCTATACCGAGTATGGAGGTTATAAGTATTGGACGGAACTCGACCAGATAAAAGATGCCGCCATCTACGTAATCGACGAAAAGGGCATCATGGATATTTGCGAGCGATTCCCTGATATTGAACTGGTGAATATCTACGTAGCTGCCAAGCCCGAAACTCTCAAGGCTCGTGGCATCGCTCCAGAAAGAATGCAGCGTGACGAATATCGGGTAACAATGGATATAAACAGTTTCGATTACGTCATCACCAACAATTCTTCGCTCTACGCTCTGATGCAGTCAGTAATCACAACGTCTCTGCAGATAACGAACTATAGTCTGGAAAAGCAGGAAAGCTCAAAACTTTCCGAATATATAAAGGCAGCATTGAAAGATAATTAATAATTGATAGTTTAGATATGAAAATGATAATTCCTGGTGTTGAGTGGTGGCCTCAGAAGACCGGCACTCAACAGGTTGCCCGAGTAGGCAGAATCTGCTACAAGAGCAAAGGCAAACAGCCTGACGAGAAACTTTCTGAAGAAAAGAAAGAGGAGTTTCGGGAAGAACAGGCAGTAAAGATGGTTAACAGTTTCTGGAAGAGCGGACATCGCTCTATGCTCCGTCACGGCACCCTCTATTTCTTCGTAAAGAACGATAATAAATTGCCGAGGTCTCTCTGGTCACTCCTCGTTGCTTCACCTTACATCAACTATGCTGTGCAGGAAAAGAAGGTATGGATTAGCAGCAACATGCAGTTCCTCGCCGAGCATCCCGATATTCTCGAAATCCTCACGTCCTACCAGGTGAAGGAAGATGAGTTCATTGAGAAGGCACTGAAGTATGAATGCAAAAAGGCGTTCTATCTCCTCCGCATGACCATGGTTGTTACCACGCAGATCAGCACCAGCCGTGAGCTGAACCGTACATCGCCTAACTGTATCAGCGAGCAGAGCACCCGCTATGTGAACCTGGAGAAGAAAGGTGGCGTGCAGATTGCCCGTCCGCATTGGTTGCATGAAGGCACCCGATGGCAGAAGTTCCTCTATCTCTCCGGCTGCAAGATTGCCGACTGGCTCTATCGCCGATTGTTGAAATCAGGCATGAAGCCGCAGGATGCTCGCGGCATTCTTCCTCTCGATACCTATACGGTGGTAGCTTATACCTATACCCTCAAGGAGTGGAAACATATCCTGGACCTCCGCTTCCATGAAAGTACCGGCAAGGCGCATCCTAACGCCAAGGAAATAGGCTATCTGATTCATCGCATCATTACCGAGAGAATGATGGAATATGATAAGGACTTCGAGATTTAAAGGTAAAATCACTACTCACTATCTCTAACGCTCATTATGGTAAATAGAGTATTTTGCCAATTAATGCTTGGCAATAAAAAGCAAAAAATAGCAATGGGAAATAAAAACAAGAAAAAACAACAGCAGCAACACCAGATGGAGGCTATGGCAAGGCGGGATGCTAAAATCCGTCAGCTCCCTACCATCTACACCTTCAACTTCAAAGATGTGCCATCTGAAGTATACGCCAAAACCCTGGAGGCAATCTTTTCTGATCCTCAGTTTGCCGATGCCGTGCGCAACCGCAACGAACTGGTACGTGCTGCCAACCGCATACCGCAGGGCGCACCTCAGATGGCACCCCTCATCAAGGCTATCCAGGAAAAAGATGCAAAGTTGGCCAATGCCATCTATGCCCTGCTTGTGCAGGTAAATCTGCACAGTGAGATAACTTACGATTTCCTCAGTTTCGGTCATTTGTCACGCTACTACGTAGACTACAGCCGTCCGGGCATACAGGAGAAGGTAGACCAGCTGAATACCAATCTCGATAAGATAACGTTCCTGTCTGAAACGCTCGAAAACCTGCTTACCCAGGTGAAGGGCGATATGCTGGAAATCTTCAAAGGTGCCAGCGAGTTTCAGCAGTTTGACGGCGTGATGGCAAGCCTCCGTCAGTTGAGCGGTTTCTTCGATTTTGCCCGTAAGAAAGACGAGAAATCGAAAGATTACGCCCTTTACTATGAGTATGCCGACAGCATCAATGCTTATATGAATAAGCGTATGCTGACCTATTCGGCAAAATACCGCAAGCTGCATCCTACCCTTCCTGTTTTCACTCAGGAACAGATGGTAGAGGCCATCAACCTCTTCTTCGGTGAGAAAGATAAGTTCAATGAGAGCTTCATCAGCGCTACCGATAGTGGAGGCAAGTATATCGATGCCGTAAAGCTCTCCTTCAACATCGACGAAGAGCAGACCAAGAAACTCGACAAACTGGTGCCCAAGCCGAAGGAAGGTAACTCTATCCAGAAGTATTGCTTGAACGTTACCGATGCCATCATGCTCTACTATGCCCAGCAGAAAGGCTTCTCGCTGAAGTAATTAATAAACTTGTAAGCATTCCTTACAAGTTGCAGGCCTAGTGGACTCAAGGGCGCTAGCCTAATTCAACATTCAACACTCAACATTCAACATTCAAAAAAAATGCCAAATATCTATCTCCGTCTCCCAACCTCCCGCTGCCAGTTTTTCCGGCACCGCGACCCTAAGTTCACCCTGGCCAAGGATGAGCCGGTGGTGTTCAGCAACTACTCACACGAGCAGTTCATCATGCGCAATTCGCTTATCAGCGCCCCTGCGAAAAGCAGCCGTATCGACCTCGGCTGTTTCTCGCAGCAGCAATGGTGCAATATGCTGTCGGGCAAGCACCCTGCAGGAGGCAAGGTAGTGATGCGCCGTGATGCCGGAAGCTGGCTCACCTTTCAGGAGGTGCAGCAGCTCAATGGCCGCCTTACCGATGGCAAGGGGTCACACGATGATTATCTCTGCATCCGCTTGCCCAGCGAGGTAGAAGTTGTCGATACCGTTTATCCCGTAAAGCCTACCTTTACACTCGATACGCACGGCATGAGGGCGCTGGCGGTATCACTCAACAACGATTTCAAGCGCAGTCTGGTAGAATGGGCACTCTCCACCTTCGACTTCTGCACTTCCAAAGGCAGGGTTATCGCCCGTTCCCATAACGCCATGCTGGAGCGTTATTTAATGCGTTACGGCATAGAAACCAGCGAGGAAGAAAAAGACGTGTTGCGTCGCATCATCGGCAGGTGGTTCCGCACGGAGCATTGCTTCTTCAAGAGCTATTCCTGCGTGGATATGCAGTATAAGGACAGTCGTGATAAGCCTAACCGCATCGACGAAGTGCAGTGGCTATGATTTTACACCTTATATAATAGGTGTTAATTCATGTATAAACAAAAGTTAAATAATAGCTAAATCAAAGAAAAGTTATGAAATTACCTGATAGTTGCAGAGAGTTATTTCTGGATGGAGTAACCGATGCTTATTTTTATGCCGTATTGGAAAGCTCCGTTCCTATTCCCTTCAGCATACCGATGATATTGCAGATAAATGGCTGCAAGTTTGCTGGCGAAACACTCCATATTGCCCTCAGCGAAGGCGACAATTACGTCATATCTGATAGCATCACGGCAAAGCAGACTTCTTCAGAGGGCGGCAACGGTACCGTCTTCAAGTTCGAGATTACAGCCAATATTAGTGACGGAAAGGCGAATATACCCGAAATCATCAAAAAAATGCACAGAAAGGACTATTATATAGTCTTGCGTAAGAAGGATGATTCGCTTTTTCTGTGTCATACGCTGCCTGGTACCTTCAGTATCACTGATTCCATGACTGCTCAGAAAGATGCTGAGACGCGTAGCATCACGGCTACCTGTCAGGCGATGTCAGAGTTTATTCCGATAACGATAGCTTGATCAATCATAAATTTATAGTACTTAATTATCTTCTAGTTTTAGTAAACATATATTTCATAGTATCGAAATTTTATATTAATTTTAGCCCTGCTGTCCGTGAGGATCGCAGGGTTTTTTGTTTTATCCGCTAGGCTAATTCAACATTCAACACTCAACATTCAACATTTTTTTGTCCCTATATGCCCATGTATTCCTATTACCTTTGCCGTCAGAAATATTGAAAGGTCTTCTTTTGCTAAATAAGGTAAGGAGATTTGTATTCAGGATAACGATAACATACATTTATTTTTAAAAATTTATTACCCACATGAAAGGTCTTTATGAAATTCTGACCGAAAAGAAGTGGATGGTGAACCCCGATTTTGTGCATGGCATTCGCAAATCGATTGAGCAGAACCTAAATACTCATACAGTGTTTACCAAACCGGAAAAGACTTGTGGATTCGTCACTGCAGAGGATGAAAAAGGCAACACCTACTATCCGGAGGAATATCAGATTTCTGAGGATGGCAAGCAGGTGAAGGGTCACTATCAGCTCGACTATCCGGAAGAGGATGAGCGGGCGCAGAACTTCCCGTTCGTTTCGGTTCTCACTGTAGATGGTCCTATCACCCGGAATGGTGGATATTGCTCTTATGGTTCTATCGACCATCGCGATATGATGATGCGTGCAGCTGATCATCCGCTTTGCCGAGGTCATCTTTTTATCATTAATACTCCTGGCGGTTCGGCTTGGGCTAAGAACGATTACGCACTTGCTATCGACTATGCCCACTCCAAGGGTCAGAAGGTCATCGCCCTGGTAGATGGCATGTGTGCCAGCGCAGGTATGTATCTCGCCTCTCTTTGCGATGAGCGATATTACCTGAATCCGAAAGACCAGGTTGGTTGCATCGGCGTGATGGCTGCCTTCTATACTTTGGCTAATGGCTCAAAGGATAAATACACAGATGAGACTTATCACGAGGAGTATGACCCGGAGTCATTCGATAAGAATAAGGCTTATCGTGACATCGCCAACAAGAACAACAGCAAGGAACTCGTAAAAGAGCTTGCTGAACTGGGTGTTGAGTTCAGAGCTGATGTAAAAAAGGCTTGCCCTAACGCAAAAGATGAGCATCTTCATGGAAAGATATTCAATGCTGAAGACGTGAAGGGAATCCTTATGGATGACCAGTCTACCTTTATGGGTTGCGTTCAGCGTTGCTTTGCTCTCTACAACGGCACCGCCGAGCCTATCAACCGAGAGGCTTTTATCCAAAAGCCGGAACCGGAGGATAACCCCCCGGAAAGTCAACATTCAACATTCAACAATCAACATTTATCAAATAACCAAAATCAAATCAATATGGCAAATTATCTAAAGATCAACGCCGCTTGCGGTATGCAGGATGGTCAGCAGATTGAGGTAAAGGAGGAAGGCGCATTCATGAATGCACCACTGCTCGATACACTCGAAGCTCATCTTACATTGCAGGAGCAGGCTGTGGCTGATGCAAAGCAGAAAGCCACCACAGCAGAGCAGAGTCTTGCTGACCTTCAGGCAAAGCACGACGCACTCGCTGAAACCATCGCCCAGAAGGACGAGGAGATTAAGAACCTGAAAGAGGCAAAGGCTAAGGCCGATGAGGACATCAAAGCCCTCAACGATGCCAAGGCAAAGGCTGATGAGGAGAAGGCTAAGGTAGATGAGGAGTTGAAGACTGCCCAGGCTTCACTCGCTACTGCCCAGCAGACCATCGCCGACAAGGACGCTCAGATCGCTGAGTTGAATGAGAACCCAGGTGAGGAGCCAGCACAGGGTGCAGCACCTCAGAATAACGGTGAGGGCGCAAAGGCTCAGAACCTCCGTGAGTTCGACCCATCGAAGTATAAGACCAATACAGAGCGCAAGGCAGCTTACGAGCGCTTTATGCGTGGCGAGGAGTAAGCCCTCCATCATCAGGATAACACTAAGTATTCAGGTTAAAACATTCTTATTCATTTTTTAATTAGTAATTGAAATTATGGCAACACTTCCTAAAGATTTTATTGGCACTACTGCCTTGCAGCATGTAGCCGAGCAGGTAACTAAGGAAATCCTCATGGGTCCAGGTTACACCGATGCAGAGGAGATGGACCGCTTGAAGATTGACATCATCACTGGTATCCAGTTCAAGCGCACAACTCACATCTTGCTCCGTAAGGGCGGTACCACCCGTCGTAAGGATGTTCACACTAAGGTGAACAGCGAGGCGGGATTTTTGAAAGAACGTACAATCGTCTGCAAGCTTGCTTGGGACCATTATACCGATAACATCGACAAGTACTGTGAAACAGTATTCGGTACAGACGCACAGGGTCAGTACCCTCTCGCAACCGAGGCTGCTACCGCAATTCTCCGTAACTACGCCGACAACCTTACCGCTTGCTTGTGGAATGGCGACATCAGTCTTGATAAGGGTGACGAGAGCACTCCAGCTTCAGAGCAGGCTTTGGCTCTCTACGACGGTTTCCATACCTGTATCAAGCACGACATCGAGGCTGGCATTATCAGCGAGGCTAACGGCAACTTGATTCCTTGTGAGTCAATCGCAGAGCCTTCTGACAACAATGACTCTACTCCATACGATAACTTCCTGGCATGGCACATGAAGTGGGATGCTCGTCTGCGCAAGCAGAACACACTCGTTTACATGAGCGAGCAGACTGCCCAGTACATCGCTGCAGGTTACGCTAACAAGTTCCACGGCAACTTCAAGGTTGACTATGAGGTAGGAGGTAACTTCAAGCTTCCAGGTCTCTCTCGTGTAACCATCTGCCCTATCGCAGACTTCGGTGAAGGTGATCGTATGTACGCTACCATCGAGAAGAACTTCGTTTACGGTGTTGATACACTTAGCAACAATACTTACGTCGGTGTTAAGGTCGGCACTGACACCGATATGCGTGACGTACAGTTTCAGATTCAGTCAATTCAGGGGGCGTTGGCACCTCGCAATCCGTTCAAATACGCCTTTGCGATGTCAGACGGAAGCCTTGCTACAGCTGAGTACGTAGCTGGTGACTACACCAACTCTAACCTTGTGGTAACAACCGCCATGGAGGATGCTTCTCATGTTACCGATGGTAAGGTGAAGGTAAACGGTGTAGAGTACACTACCCCAGTAGCCACAACCCCTAACCAGGTTATTACCCTGGAGGCAGAGGGCACTACCGATGTATTCTCTCACTGGAGCACTGGCAGCAAGGAGAGGAAAATCCAATTCGCCGCCACCGGTATGAGCATGGGTATCACCGCCTTCTTCAAGAAGGATTAGCCCCATCTCGCCCCCGTTCCCAGCGATTCCATCGCTGGTCCAACCGGGAAAAGGCAAACCTCTATAAATCCTCGGCGGCGGTCGCCTGACCTGGCGGAATATGGCTTCCGCCGCCATTTCGTTTAATCTTCAAAAAAGATACAATTATGGCAGAAAATGTAACATGCCCAGAGATCAAGGATATTCTCTCCGAGAACGAATGCTTGGAGAACTTCGGTGGTCTTGGCGTAAACGTATATGTCTTTATCAAGAGTGAGCTCGCTGCCCCTCTCTCACCAGAGGTAGGTAAGAACACCTATGCAGCGCTGACAGCTGCGTCCTTCAAGAAAGGTAAGGGTCTCTACAAGTTTGAGTGCCAGGATGGCGGTCAGGGTCACACCTGGGAAAACTTGGGCTTCAGAAAGGGCTTTAAGCAGACTTTGGACTACGTTCTTGAGAGCGTAAGTGCTGATTCTGCGTATGTGGCTCGTGGTCTCAATAACCTCAAGTGTGGTTACATCATCGAGGATGGTGATAAATCAATCATCATTTACGACAAACAGCACGACTTCAAGTACGACTCCGGTAATATTAAAGGAGACACGGGCAAAAAACCAGAAGATGATCGTGTAGTCACACTGAGCGGTTCCCTCAGTCCGACAACATTTGGCCGTTATGAGATTGCTACACCAGAAAGTGGCTGGGATTCTCTCTGCAACGGTGCAGGCACATCGGGGGAAGTGTAAGCGGAACTGACAAGAGCGATACCAATTCCGCTTCACAGCAGTCATCTAAGCGGAGCAAGCAGGTAGCATCTGTCAATGATGAAACCTCTACGCCCGGCGAAAACGATGAATAATCGCTCCCCCTATCCAATGCGTTTCCATTGGCAATTTACTCTATAAATCAAAGCCTCGGTATTAATCCTTAACAAGATAAGGCAAGATACCGGGGCTTTTCGCATTTAAAACTGCACATATCTTTCATTTCTTAATATCTTATTCCATAATTAGATTTTTTAATGCAAGATGCGTCTCCGCATAGAATATTTTTCTTATTTTTGCAGCATAAAATTTTAATATATATATAGTGTAACTAAAAGAGTAAGAGATTATGGAACTAAGACATTTACGTTCGTTTGTGCATGTGGCAGAGACGCTTTCTTTCAGCATCGCCGCCTCCCGATGCTTTGTCACCCAATCAGCCATCAGTCAGCATATCAAGGCTCTGGAGGACGAACTGGGCTGCAAGCTACTGATACGCACACCGCACAGCATTATGCTCACCGAGAACGGGGAGGCACTTCTGCCACGTGCCAAGGAAATACTGAAGTTGACGGAAGACTGCAAGGAGCATATCAATGCACTCAACAACTGCATGACCGGAGAACTGCGCATCGGTGTCGGTTCTTTTATCGCCCCCTATATCCGTGTGGCTGCACTTATATTCATGGAGCGATACCCTAACGTAAGAGTGAATGCCGAATTTTCCAAGGCAACGAGCCTGAACCGCCTGTTGAGAGACCACATGCTGGATCTCGCTTTTACGATGAACGAAGCCTATACCAACGAGGGTATCGAGAGCCAGCCCTGCATCCCATTCAGTATTTGCGCCATCATTAGAAACACACACCCTCTTGCCAGAAAAGATAAGGTAACATACGATGACCTGCTGAAGCACGGCATCATCATGCCCGATGTAGGCGAACGTGTTTTCAACACCTTTCAGCAATATTTGCAGAACGATCTCACCAAATTAAGCGTAAAGTGTATCGTCAGCGACCCAGACGAAGACCTTGCCATCATAGAAGATACTCACCTGGTTACTTTTATGCCGAAACTGTATCTGAAGAATCACCCTACCCTTATAGCTCGTCCTATCCATGGCATAGGAGAAGAACTGATGAGCAATGCCCACTGGATGAAGGATGTACCTATGAAGCGTTCGGCACAACTCTTCCTCGACATTATCAGGGACGAAGCCATCCCGTATATCAAGGCTTTGGAAGAAACCATGTAGTTTTGTACCAAAGTACATTTGTACTTATGTACTTCTGCACGTTTGTACTTTTTCTTATTCGTCTATAAGTGTTCCTGCTTCATGATTTATCCGCAAGAACATCTAATGAAAATCACTTTTCTGTTTACTTCATTCATGTTACCTTTGCATACGATTCCGATATTGGAAGAATTTAAACACAAAAAACTATGCAGGTAAAAACGAATGATGGCAACTATGATGTTGCCAGCAAGGGATTGGGTAATACCGCCCTTGGACTTGGTATCGCAGGTTTGGCTACCAGTTTGCTGGGTGGCGGTGCATCCTTGTTTAACCTCGGTAGAGGTAACAATGGCATGACTGCCAATCCGAGTGATCCGGATGCACGCTTTGTAACCAAGAGTGAGACCAACCTTATTCAGGAGAACTCTACATTGAAGACGGAACTTGCTATCCAGAAGAGTGAGAACTATACCGACAAGAAGATGGTAGATGTTACTCAGTATCTTGACGGTAAGATTCGTCAGCTCGAAAACAAGGTGGATGCCAACAAGGATGCACAGCAGGCGGTCAACGCAGAGCAGATGGCATATAATGCCGCTGCCAACGCCAATATCGACGTGCTGAAATCGCAGGTAGCTTCACTCACGAGTGTTACCAAGCTGATGATTCCATCAGGCAATGTTTGTCAGATGGGATGCGGATGCGCTTGTAACCAGTAACCGTATTTTCGGATAAAAGGAATAAACGATATGGATTACAAGAACTCGCAAATCCTGGCAGCGGTGGTGTCCGAATGGGCACGCCCTGCCATCTCTCAGATAGCGGCTGGCAATCTGATGCACTTGCCTATGCTCCAGTCTCTCCAGGCTACCATCGGCAGCATGGGACTGGTGAGTGGCAACTATTCTCTGCAAGCCGATATAGAACCGATGATTCAGCCTGTGGTCAATGCGTTTGTCACCCCGATGCTCGCCAAGTATTTCGGGAACATCCCCGAAGAGAGCATTCCGCAGATGGCGCACGATGTGGTAGAGCAGCTTCGCTACAAAGGACCGCTCTCTATCCTGGAGGGTGTTATAACCTTTGACGAGGAAGATCTTGACGAACTCGCCGACCTTCTTCAGAAGAACCTTCCGGTAGAGAAGACCCAGGGCTATCAGGTGAAACATTAATGCGGCGGTGAAGTCGTCGCTCTATTAAAACAGAAAAGACTATGAATAAAAGAACAATTCCAGCCTGCATCATGGCTACGCTTGCAGTAGGTGCAACCGCCACTGCTCCCTATTATGATGTAAATATCACGCAGCAGCTCTGTGCTCCTTCATGCGTGGACGAGACTCCGGTTTTCAACCCTCAGTTCTCAGTAAAGAGTATTGACAACGTGGGTACTTCGCAATATCTCATAACGATTCATGTAGAAGGTGTTATCAGTTACGTGCCTTGCAACTGTGGCTCCTGCTGCACCCGCTCACAGGTAGTAAGTCAGGATTTCACCATTCCTGTCTTCTCTGCTACGGCAATCACGAACGTTACCACATCTCTTGGCAGCGTGAAAAACCGTCTTGTCAAGGTAGCCTGCTGCTCCTGCAGCAAGACTTTCGTGTGCGATGCTCCTTTAACACTCACCATCGCATGACTATCCACCAACAAAAGGAAAGGTAAAAGACGATGAAGTATATTCAGTTAATAGATCAAGCCCGCGCTCACGGCGTGGCTACCGAGAAGAAGATGATGGAGGCGATGGAGCAGTTGAGCTGCGACCTCGCCTCCCTGGAGGAAACAAATCCGGAATTGTACTGGTGCATCCTCCGTCACCAGCACGCAGTGTTCTATGATCGTCATTACAGCGAGAAAATGGCCAACCATGATGTCTGCCATCTTGTGTATAGCAAGAAAGGCGAGAATGGCGAATTGGTAGGAACAGGTGCACACTGGACCAAATCGCAGATAGTGAATGCCACCAAGGGCATGAAGTTCCATGATAAGGTGAACGATTGGGATAAGTATGTTGCCTTCAATGCCATGTACGCTGACCTGTGCAGCGATATGACAGAAGATGAAATCATCAAGGCAGCTTATCTCTTCTATTTCCAGGACGCAGACTGGCAGCCCGAAGAAGACGATTGTACCAAGATATGGGACTATATGTCCGCTCACGCGATGATGTAGTTTGTTTTGATATAGGTAATCTGGATTTCGCACTAGCGAGTGCAAGTATTTAAAGTAAAAAGATTGGGATAACATTTTTTGAAGCCTCTTTGCGCCTACAAAAGCCGCAGGGAGGCTTTCTTTGTCCCCTCGAATAAAATCGAAACCCCTATCTTTGCCCTCAGAAGAAATAAAAACGATAAAACAGAAAAGATATGGCAAAGATTCAACCTCTTGCAGATTTCATTCTCTCCTTTGAAGGAGGTTACGTAAACCACCCCAATGACAAGGGCGGTCCTACCAATATGGGCGTAACATTGAAAACCTGGCAAACCCAAGGTTACGACAAGAACCATGATGGCCGCATCGATGCAAAGGATGTAAAGCTTATCACCAAAGCCGATGCTATCTCCATCCTTCGCCGTTGCTATTGGAACCGCTTGAAAGCCGATGGCATCAAAGACCAGAGCATCGCCAACATTCTGGTAGATTGGGTCTGGAGCAGCGGCACACCAGGCATCACCATCGTACAGGCAATGCTAGGAGTAACCGCCGATGGTATCGTAGGCAACAAAACCCTCAAGGCGCTCAACAGTCAGAACTCTAAGCAGTTCTTCGAGCGCATCAAGGCTCGCCGCAAGCAGTATATCCTCGGCATCATCGCCAAGCACCCTAGCCAGCAGGTCTTCGAGGCAGGTTGGCTCCGCAGACTCAATGCTATCAATTACGGCAGTCTCATCGCCAATGGCGGCAAGAAAATAAGTTTTTAACAAATAAATAAAGTAAAAAAAATGGCTTCTTACAATGGAAATGTTGACCTTTTGTCTCTGAATGGAGCAAAGGTCTTAGTATGTATCGATGAGAAGAATGCGCAGCGTCCTTACGTCTGCATTCCTATCGATGTGAACGAAATTAGAGTAGAGAAATCAAAGAATGATGCAAGTAAAACTCAGGCAAAACTGAGAGTTGGCATCTACCCTTTCAATGAGGCGTATAAGAATAAGATTCGCCAGACTGCAGCCGAACGTGGCGACACAAAAGTGAGCGTACCTACCCACGAAATGCACATCTCCTTCTCCAACGAGTACATCAAGGCAGTAGCAAAGAATTTCCCTAAACTCGTAGAGCAGGTGAAGGAAGCTAACAAGGATAAAGATCCTGACATCGTAAATCAGGATTTCAATGATGAGAACTCTCATCTCTTTAAGGCAATCCGTGCCCGCATGAATAAGCGTATCGCCAGTCTCTATCAGCCACAGCCTACCGCCCAGCAGCCAACCTACCCACAGCAAGCCTACGGAGCCGCTGGCAACGCTACCGCCTATGTACCGCCAGCAGATGGAGGCAATGATTATTCATCAATGCCAGGTTACGATGATCCTAACAGCGACCTGCCGTTCTAAAGGTAAAAGAGTAAAAAGGTAAAAAGGTAAAAAGAACTTTACCCCATTTAGCCTCCGTTCCCAGCGATTCTATCGCTGGTCCAATAGCACGCCCTGAAAGGGCAGAAGCTCCTAGCCCAGGGCAACACCCTGGGTATATGGAATGTGGTTTATGTCGCCCTGTAAGGGCAAAAGCTTTTTTACCTTTAAAAAATAAGAATATGCAAGAACAAATAAATCTTACAATTCCGAAGGGCTGGAACCAATGCACCCCTACCCAGCTGGAGCAGATTGCCCTCATCATGCAGGAGCAGATAGCCAAGGCAGACCGCTATCATCCCTTCGATATGCAGAAGGTGAAGATAGCCGTTTTCTTCCTCTTTGCCGGAATAGGCATCAATGCCTATCCCGACCCTCGCATGCCTATCAATGAGCAGCACTACCTTGTAAGTATAGAGCCGCAGAAGAAGAGCCTTCTGAAGAAGCTCCTCTCCCCTTTCGCCTCCGTTCCCAGCGATTCTATCGCTGGTCAGAGCAAGGGCACTCCTTTCCCCCTCTATCTCTGGCAGCTCAACTATTGGCTCTCTCCGAAAGCCAAAACCAACGATAAGACCTCCCCTGAGTACATCGCTCAAGGCGCAGGTCTTCTCGACTGGCTGGATGCAGATAGCGGCAATTTCCTAACCCTCTTCCCCTATCCGATTATCGGGCAGAAAGCCAAGTGGTATCGTCGTGCCAAAGCCTTCCGTGGTCCGAGTACCGACCTCGATGGCTTCTCCTGGCAGCAATACCGTTTTGCTAGCGATATGATGCAGACTTACACCAAGTTAAGCAATAACCTGGTAAAGATGAAGCAGATGAATAAGTTCACCGAGGAGCAACTTCAGACGCAAGCTCAGAGTGTAGCCAGCGCCAGAAACATGTTCCTAGCCACCATCTTCAACACTACCACCCAGTACGTTGATCCGACAACAGGCATCACGAAATACGATTTTCATTACGAGTCGAAGCAGTTCACCGAGAACGCAAATTATTTCGTCAATTACCCGGAAGCCAACTGGCAGGTTATCCTCTTCTGGTGGAGCGGCATCATGCACACCCTAGCTCATCGCTACCCTCACGTTTTCAAGGTGCAGAAGGTAGATAATAAAAAGTCACAAACTCCGATGGAAATCTACACCGCCACCACCGCTACGATGCAGAAGTATGCCGGCCTAACAGAAGATCAGGTCAACACCCAATCCTACTCCCTAGTTCTAGAACACCTCGAAAGGTTGTCGAAAGAGAATGAGGAAATGGAAAAGATGAGAAGGAACAAATGATAAGGGCGAAGGCTATAATAGAATATGAATAACCATCGCTTTTACCAATACCCACGAGGCGAGAATAAGGGCGGCATTCTAAACACGCGCCTCTGCCCTACCATTACTATCAATGCGTTTGAGCAGAACGTGTTTCTGATAGAGGAGTTATAAACGGAAAAATATGAGTAGCAATAAACCACCTCAATACAAGCGAGGAACGATTATCAAGAACGGAAAGAGATATGGCTTTTATCCCGATGGTTCTCTCTATCGGATATACTCCACCTTCGACCGTCCGTTTCTTGAAATCGTGGATATAGAAGGAGAAGCCTTCCTGCGCATCCGTCAGGCTACAGAGCAAGGCTATACCGATTGTCCTGCACCAGGTGCAGCCGATTTAAGTTACCCCACTTCTGCCCTAAGACGTAGCCGCACCGTTGGGGGTGGTAAATTGGTGAACGCACTCACGGCTGCCAGCAGCAACCCGTTTGTGTTTGTAGAATTATAAAACAATAAGATTATGGAAAGAAACAACCGACTGCCTAACGTGATATTCTTGTCACAAAAGGCTTCTGAGATGATAGAAAGTCAGACAACAGAAAATGTAGTTTGCCTTGAGAATGAAGCAAATGGCATAAGCGCCAAAAATGTGTCTCTTTGTGATGAAGAAGTGAATAATACAGCAGAATATCGCAACATTGCTCAACTGAGGCACCCAGCCGAAGAGAAACCGCATTGCATAGGGTCGCTTCTCTGTTGGCGACGCGGGGGCGCAGCGTTTGTGCATGAACATTTCGACCACGACGAACAGAATTGGCGAATGTTTATTAGCAAATACGACGTGCAGTATTATTGTTATATTGCCAACTTAGAGCCTGACTCGTTCTCTTGATTTGTATATGGTTAGACAACAGCCTTTGAATGTTTGTATGGGTGGGGTGGCCGTAACACTAAATACTCGATACGAACGTTTGTGTGTAGAGTATTTAATGTCTTTGGCTCATTTCCCCAGGACAGGAGTATTCATTGAGTATGATTAACGATTTATAGAGCAAAAACAAAATGATAACAAAATTCAACTTCAAAGATAAGGCCATCAAGTCTTATGCTATCCGAAAGCTGACACCCTTTGAGTGTTTCCGACTCATGGGTGTGCGTGATGATGTGATCCGCATGATGCAGAGTACCAATGCCCAGGCAGCCGAGCGAGTAGCTGGCTATAAGAGCAAGGGAAAGGCAGAGGATATGGCGGTATCGGCTAGTCAGCAATACAAGCAAGCTGGAAATTCTATCGTGGTAGATGTGCTCGCAGCCATCTATCAGCAACTCTGGTATCCGAAAGAGCCAAAGCGTGAGGCACAGACCTCATTCTTTGCCGATTTCTTCCCAGAAGACCAACTCCCTACCTATCCGGTAGATAAGAACCATGGTGAGAAACTTATCCTCACCACCTTCTCCGGTTACGACTCGCAGTTGATGGCAGCCGATGTTCTCGCCCAGCAGCACCCTGATTTCCGCTGGACGTGCGTAGGCTGGAGCGATATAGATAAGTATGCCTGTCAGATGCACAACCTCATCTTTCCGCAGTTTGCTGACAAAGCCTTGGGCGATATAACCAAAATCGACTGGCAACAGGTAAAGAATAATGTGGGGGGGGCAAGAAATCGACCTTTTTACCTATTCTTCACCTTGTCAGGATATATCGCAAGCCGGCAAGCAGATGGGGTTGAAGGAAGGATCCGATACCCGCTCGGCATTATTGTGGCGAGTAGCCGATGCCGTGGAGGTATTGCGTCCGAAGTATCTGCTTCAAGAGAATGTGGCAGCCCTGGTAAGCGAAAAGTTTATGCCCGATTTTCAGAAGTGGCTTGATAAACTCTCGTCTCTCGGCTACGTAAGCCGATGGGCACGCCTCAATGCCAAAGACTATGGTGTTCCGCAGAACCGAGACCGAGTTTTCTGCCTTTCGATGAGAAAAGATGTAGCCTTCGATTACCAGTTCCCCGACCCTATTCCGCTGAAGAGGAAGTTGGAAGATGTGTTGCAGGAGGAAGTAGATACAAGGTTCTTCTTGAAAGATGAAGCCGTCAGCAAGTTCCTCCAGGCAAACGATAAAGACACCTGCGTCTTCCATCAGTTTGAGATAGAGCCGAGCCATGAGAATGCGATGGCATTAAAAGCCATCCTCACCCTCTTCACGAAAGAGTCGCATCTTTGGTACCACACTCCGAAAGAGATGCAGGAAAAGCTTTCTTCCATCCATACCGACGTAATGACGTTATTCAACGATTGGAAAGAAAACGGCAAGTTCTCAAATCCTAAGTTGGATAGTATGTATCATCAGTTTTTGGAGAGAAAATGATTTGCAGTCTAACCCATGTTGCAAAACCTTCGCCTATGATTAGTGGGGGGGTATCAGCAGGCAGTAAACGTAACAGACGGAGAATGTGCAGCCACCTTAACAACTCGCTATGAGTCGACAGGTCCTACCAATATCTTAACGCTTGCGCATTATCCCATGACAGTAGTGTTATATGAATACGAATAATACGATAGACAAAATAGGCAACATTTACTTTAATGAATGGAAGCCCGGTTTTGATGGTAATATCTGTGGCGTGAAAGGTATATACCCTACCATTACTCTATCCAACAATACGGGGGGGGGTGTACTGTTAGAGTATGCTTAAAAAGAACGCACGTCTGGAGCGTATGTATCAGCGCGGTTTCCGTCCACATCACGCCATGTGGATCGATACCTATAATAAGCAATATGGCAAAGATATTATCTATACCGTTTTAGCTGGTATCAGTAGTAGAAACCATTATTACGTAGCAGTAGAATTATGAATAATAATCACCCCATTATCCTTGGCTCTTATAGCCCATCCCAAAACGGCATTATCGTTCACCCCAAAGGTATCGCTTTATGCCTATGTGGGGGGGCAAATGGCATGATGTTGATAAACCGAAAATATTATTAGAGTATGATTAGTTTCATAACAATCAACACTCCTCCTGGTATTCTGAATGTTATCACGGCTCACTACTCCAAGGATGGAGAGTCGAATATCCTTCCAAATACAAACTCGCAGACGAAGGCTGCGGCAATATTATTAGAGTATGAATAAGGTTATAATAGATAAAGGTAGCATTCCTTCTCTCGAAGAGGAGGAGGATGATCCTAATGATATGCCACCCCTTGTATTAATAGAATATGATTAAGATATTAGCCATTCACGAGGCAAGAACAGAGCACGCCAAGGAAGTACGCAAGCAGACTGGCACCAACGATTATCGTGATAAAGCCGTCTTCTTCCGTGACAGCTTCCTGATGCAGTGCATCGGTACCTTCCACACGAAGGATAATCTCCTTGCCTTCAGATATGAATAAAGAAAAGTTATGAACGAAATACATACGATAGTAGTAGGCTTGCTGAATACGCCTCCTTTTGACAAGCGCTTTCAACTGGCAAAACGAGTGTATGCGGTAAAAGGCATAGCACCTGCTTGTAATACATGTGGGGGAGGTGGACTTCAGCCCAAAATATTTGTGGAGTATGATTAAGCAAGCCATCATTACCCACTATCGCACCGAGGAAGCGAAGGCATATCGCAAGATACACGGCGACAGAGGCGGTTGCCGTTATCAGGATAAGTATCATCGCCCAAGCCCATACCCCTGGAGTAACTGCATTTCCACCGTAACGAAAGATAATCTTTTATGTCAACAATACGAATAAGAACCTGCGCAAGCAGAGGCAGAGCCGATGGTGATTGGTACTCCAACCCTCACTCCCAAAGGTTAGAAATCGGGGGGAGTATCAGTAATGCCATCTCCTCCATCGCCAAGGATTTTATGATCATTATCAATTATGAATAAGAAGAGGAGCCTCCGTTCCCAGCGATTCCATCGCTGGTCTCCACCCCTCTTTGTCCCTACCAAAACCATAAAAAGCCCTAACTTTACACTCAGAAACAAGGAGAAAAAGCGGGCGTGCGTATATCGCCACCCTTATCTCTTCTATCACATTCAGGATAACATAAAAAAGAAACGCAAAAATGGCAAGCAAAAACAGAAACAAAGTAACCAACCTGCAGCAGCTCCAACATCGTAGTGAGGAACTGAAAGATGCAGGCTATGTAGCCGTTCGCCCGGATGCCTTTACGCCGCTTAAGAATGGTGGCGGTAAAGTCTTCTCCTGGAACGACTACGTTCACAGCATGCTCCTGACCACAGCCGGTATGTCGGCAAGCGGTGGCGACGCAAGCGGTTCTGCAGCACGACAGCAAGTCTCCACTATCTTTGCATCGAGTGGCGGCGAGAACCTGGGCAAACCAAAAGGCGTAGGTACCGAAGGCTTAGGCTTTATGGAATGGGGTATAGCCAACCGACTGCCTAACCTTATCTGGATGCTCTCCCGCATGTCGCCTTTTACCGCAGCAGGAGTAGATTACATCAAGAAGATACTGGTAGGTCGCGGTCCCGCAGCCAAGTATCACTACACCCAGTACGTTGGCGGTAACATCACAGAAAAATATATCCCTTACGAGAGCGCAGGAGTCCTGCTCCGAGGTCAGATAGCTGACCTGAAAGCCAAGGAAGAGGCAGCCGCCGAAGCCAAGCGCCAGAACGAGCAGCAGAACCAGAACGGGCAGTCTCAGCAGGAGGAGTCACCGTTCTCTGCGGTTCAATCGCAGGTCTTATCCTCCGATGAAGGGGAAAGCGAGGAGATGAAATCTCTGAAAGAAGCTCTCCGCAAATGGGAAGAAACCAATGCCCAGCTTCGTGATTTTCTGGAAAACAACGACCTGATGCAGACCTTCCTCGACCTGGCAGGAGATATGGCTCTGATGTCACAATGCTTTGTAGAGCTCCAGCTCAATCAGCGTTCCCTCGACGAGAACGGCAAGGCCGTTCCTACTGCACAGTGGACTCCGAAGGTGATCGGTCTGAAGCACCGCAGCATCTTCACTACCCGACTGGAGCGCATGGACGAAAACTACCGCATCAACTATGCCTACGTCAGCAACCAATGGCTCGACCCAACCCAATACGTCGGCGTGCAGAAAGAGGAAGACCGCAAGATAGCTGCTATCCCCTATCTCCCTACCACATCAGCCGTAAAGGATTTGCAGCGCAAGATACGCGAGGCACGTCAGAAGAACGTAAGCCGCAAGAAACGCCCTACCCGCTTCATCATGTCGCCAAGAGATTTCGGCGGCCCCTACTATGCCGATGCCCTTTGGCACTCTATCTTTGCCGGCAGCATCTTCGAGTATGCCTTCACCATCGTAGATGACCGCCTTACCCGAAAGCGCAACAGCAACATCATCGGTAGAGTGATCTATATCCATCAGGACTATATCAGCAGGCTCTATCAGCAGCAGGGTGAGAAGAAAAAGAAAACCCAGGGCGAGATTCAGAACGAAATCTTTACCTCTATCAATACCTGGCTCTCTAACCCCGATAATGCAGGTCAGGCGCTCATCTCTTCTGCTTTCACGGGCAGCGATGGGAAAGAGCACAAAGCTTGGGAAATCGTGGAAATCGAAACCAAGGCAAATGATCAGGCGAATGCCGACAAAACCGAGTTGCAGGAAATAAGCAGCATCATCTTCTTTGCCATGGGACTTGATGCAAAGCTTATCGGCAACACCCCTGGCGATACGGCATCATCGGGCGGTACCGACCTGAGAGAGCGTTTCCTGGTAAAGCAAATCCAGTTTGCCCCCTTGCAGCAGTTGATGATACGCCCGCTGGAAGTTTTGAGCCGCTTTAACGATTGGGACGAGCACCTGATATGGCAGATCGACCGGGAGGTATTGACTACCCTCGATAACTCCAAAACGGGCGTTGCCAAGCAAGGTCAGGAATAATGTTTAATGTAAAAGCAAAAAGAAAATGATACTCTCATCAAATCAAGAACTCAGGCTCCACCTCCCCAGCAATGCCGTGGACGATGTAGCCAACCTGCAGGGTATGCTCGACAACAGCGAAAAGGACTTTTTGAAGCCTCGCTTAGGAGCATCCCTATACGACCGTCTCTGTAAGCAGTATGCAAGCATAGACCCCTCAGTCTTCTGCGATGCAGTAACCGATGGTACCTATACCAACGACCCATGGAGCGAGCTTCTGCTTTATGCCCAGCGCATGATCGTAAACGATGCGATGGCGCAGAACATCGAGAAGCAAGCCCTTTCTGTGAATGGCTCCGGTATCAACGTAGCCTCCAGCAACGACTATGCCGTAGCCACCGACAAGCAGATTGCTCAAGGCAAGGAAAGCTACCGCCAGTCAGCAATGACCTCGCTCAATAACCTGCTTTCCCTCTTAGAGGGATGGGCAAAGGAAGTGAACACTCCTATGCCTATCGAAACACCGGGAGATGATGCAGAAGGTAGTACCCCTTCAGATGGCAGCAACCAAGGTTCCTCATCCGAAGGAACAGATGAAGAACCCGATAGCGGCAAAGATGATGCAGCCGAAGCCGAGAAGAAGCTGCATGAGGCGATAGAGGAAATCGTAACCCTTTGGCAGGAGAGTAAGTACTACTACTATCATCGGGATCTGCTTTTCCCTACCTGCGAGTCTTTGCAGCCGTATCTCGATATTTACGGCAACAGAGATAAGTTCGTCCGTCTTATCCCCGATATGCTTTTTATCCAGAGTGAATATCTGGAAGAAGCATTTGGCGAAGATTTTATTCCTCGTCTCCTGCAAGCCGATGAGAACGATAAGATGCTGAAGAAGGCACGTCAGCTTGTAGCCGCCTATCTCAAGGAGCGTACATCAGTTATCAGTTTCGATAAGTTGACCCGCTCCACAGCGCACAATGATGCCATCACCGTAAGGGAAAGCATTCATCGGTTGCTGAAGAAAGAGGAAGCCGAGAAGCAAGCCAAACTCGATGCAGCCAAAGCTGAGAGTGCCGCAGAAGGCAGTACCTCTTCATCATCGACGAGTAACGCCTCCATCGCTTCATCATCGGATAACAAAGGTGGCAGCGAAGGTTACGACAACAACCAAAAAGGTTCTCGTATCTTCGTCACTCCTATCCTGTGCTAAGGCTTATTTCCGTTTTAATGTCATATCAAGCGTCTTCAAAACCGCTTAATTTGACGTTTAATCGGGAATTAAGCCAAAAACAGGCAAAAAATATTCTTAATTTTCAAATAAATAACAACAACAAGGATTTATGGAAAATTTATCTTTACAGGAAATCATCAGTATTTTGAAGCCAGCTATCGGCGCAAGAATGCTTACCCAGGAACAGAAGGATGCTTATGAGCAGGGATTGTCTCTCCTGGAAGGTGCAAGTAACGCACGCTCATTTATTGAGAACTCACGTAAGTTTAAAGATTACCATCGCCGTACCCGACAGATGATAGCCTATCTCAACAGCTACAGCAACTCTCAAGCCAACGCTGCATCATCTGCTACCGACAAGCGACGTGTTGGCCGACCTACCAAGCAGGAACAGGCTGAGTATGCCGAACTTCAGAAAAAGAAAGCCCTGGAAGAGGCGAAGCAGTCTCTCTTCCCTAGCCTAAAACCGGACACCACCCTGCAGCCACTTACCTATAATGGTATCGTGGCAAACCCGAACGGCGAAAGCATCGCTGCCACCATGCCCAACCTGATGCAGCTTCGTCCATTCCTTTCTACAGCCCTTCAGGAGCAGGTGAACACCGTGCGTGACCTCCGCAGCGAGATGGCAAGCAAGGCAGAGCATGCCAAGACCATGGCAGAAGCCAACGAGAAAGCCATCTCACAAGGCAAAAGCGCCATCTATACCGAGGATGAGATTGCCGTTCTCGCCACAAGAGCCGTAGAAATCGAAAGCGATATTCTTCCGGAAATCTTCAAGGCAGTAGATAGAGAGATGGGCGAATGCTATCTGCGACTGAGCGAGAAGACAGGCGATCCAGAATACATCGCCTATGCAAAGAAAGCCTTTACTATCGACCCTCAGATCCTCCGCACCCAGTTCAAGCCATTCTTTGAGAAGGCGCAGTCTCGTGACCCTCATTTTGCCGAGCAGGTAGCCGAGAAGATTGCCAACGACCGTCCGGAAGTAAAAGCAGCCCGTGATGCAGCCGCCAAGCACAAGGCAGAAGCCGATGCCCGCATCAAGTATATCCTTCGTAAGGATAAGCCATCTACCCAGACAAGAGTGAAAGGCATCAAGGAGCGTATAGACCAACTTCGCCAGGATTTCTCTGACATCGTGACCGAAGAGGAGCTTTCCGGCTATGAAGCTATTCTCACCAAAACTATAGAAGAAGCCAAAAAGGATCCCGAAGCATAATCCCCCTCTCGCCCCCGTTCCCAGCGATTCCATCGCTGGGTTCTTTTTTATGTCCCCCCTAATAAGAAAAAACCTCCTATCTTTGCCCTATAAACAAAGAAGAAAAGCAATATGGCAAAGAATAAAGAAACGCCGGAGGAAAGAACCCTCCGCTTCAAGACCCTTTGCGTCCATATCCTTGCCCAGAGTGGCAACTGCCAGGAATCGCAGCATGCTTTCAAGAGCACGCAGAGTATTCCGGAAATGTGCGAGGCATGGCGCAAATACTGGCACGGCTTAATCACCGAGGTACCGCAGCAGGTAATCGATGCTTTCAAGGCGGTATATCCGGAATTTAAGGCAGATATTAACCAGGGTGGTATCTTCTATAATGAAGATTCGCCCACCGGTACCGTCCTTGTAGGCGATACAGACGAGGAAATCCACCTCTACTCCTCCCGAAAGATATACGTCTTAGGCAAGGCACACGTTATCCTCCATAATGCGGCTACCGCCCTCGTGATGAACGAAGGCTGCAAGGTAGAACTCCTGGATGGCAGCAAGGCAACCATCAAGGCAGGTTACGGCATCGCCCGAAACTATGCCCACCTGGTAACTGGCAGCGAGGCAGAAAGCTACGACCAGAGTGTAGTCTTCATCACCGATGGCACCCTTCACGACCATGGGCACCAGAAGATCAATGCTTTTGGCACGGCAACCATCGATACCTTCACCAATCGCCTCATAGATTTGTACGATAACGCAAAAATAGAAATCAGAAAATGAACTCACATCTTACAATATTGATAAACGACAAGCCGGTAGCTTTGCCCGATGATTTCTCAATAGATATTGAGGACCAGAACCCCGTGTTCAACGATACGGAAATGTTCTCCTATCCTTTCTCTATTCCGCTGGACGGCAACCGATGGCTGGTAAAGAACATCGAAGATATTCATGCCGCCATGAAAGCCGTGAATGTGGAGCACCTGCCTACTCGCATTCATGCCGACGGACTGCCATTCCGTAGCGGTACCTTGGTCATGCAGGACGATGAGGAAATAACCGATTCACTCTCTATGAACATCGATGCCAGCACCCAGAGCTTCAGCGAGCTTATCAGCGACCTGCAGTGTCGTGATGTTCCGGTCAAGGATCAGATTATCATCGGCGAGAAAATCGGTAATGTGAGGGTGGATATAGAGAGCGACCCAGTGGTAAAGGTAAACGTTTTTGTTACCGGAGGTAAGCATAAGGATGATAAGACGGAAAACCACGAAATCAGAGCCGCCCACGTAAGCGTAAGCAAGGTTCTCGAACCGCAAGCACTCGGTTTCTCTTATCCTGCCAGTTGTAAGGAATATACAAGCACATCTACCCAGCATTATAAAGGTGATGCGTATAAGCTCTCAGAGCGTTCCTATCCGCAGAACCATACAGTAAATGAGCCTACCATCGCAAATAACGGTAACTATATAAACACCGCTGCTGCCTATGGCGAAACCGATGGCGCGGGCAGGGCAGCCGCTTACTGCAACGCCCGTATCTGTTACAAACATCATGGTCTTGATGATGACAAGAAGACGGCGAGCGGTGTTATTAGTACGAAAGACTGTACCTGGACGAACGAAGACCTTTACCCTTATTGGGTATTGGATGCCAAACGTCCGCAGTCGGGTATCTGCTTCTATGTGCTTTATTTCCTCGATTGCCTCTTTGACTATCTGGGTGTAACTTTCGATAAGCGAGCCTTAATGCAGATAGAGGATTTGAAGCATCTTTGTTTCTTCACGACCGTATGCAGCTACGATACCGTCAGTTACCAGTACGACGAGGAAGATCCTACAGGCGCAAAACAACCTAATCTTCACCCTCACCATGGTACTTATTACCGAAAAGACGATGCCGAAGTCATCGCCAAGAAGAAGAAAGCTGGTGAAATCAAGACGGGTTATTTCCAAAGCCAGGAGCATATCAATTCATGGCTCGAAAGCCGCGGTTGCGGTGGAAAGATAAACATCGTAAAGGCAGAAAATAAGGACGTGCAGGAATTAACACTCCACACACCTGAAGGCACCACCGAGCATATACAGGTTGGTGAGGTTCGTGATGATGGCGGCAAAGTTACCGGTATTAGCATCGAGGCAAAAATCAGCAAGTTCAATGTTCAGGCAAACGTGCTCAATATGGTAGCCAACAGCGGCAATTTCCCTGATGAGAGTGTAAGCACCGTAATCTCCTCTCTTGAAAGCGCCTTCGGTATCAAGTTCTCGTATGATTATGAACAGAAGAAGGTAACAGCTTACCTTACTCGTGATGTACTGCGCAAGAGTGGCAACGAGGCAAGAACGTTTCATGCCAATATCCACTCCATGGTCCCGATGACCGAGAAGATTACCGGTGTGCGTATGCGCTATTCGGCAGAGAGTGATGCAAAAGATCAGCGGCAGAATGTACTCGATAGCCGCAGAAACAAGAACATGGGTTATTCTACCGATTATGATTACATCGATTACCCTGCGCCTGATAGTGGCGATAACTCCACCGTCTATAATCTCGACTACATCGATTTCTTCCATAATCTGAGTAGTGGAGATAAGCATTGTTATATCGACCGCAAGACGGGCAATGCTTATCGCGTAAAGGTGAATAGTGATGCAACCACGACAGCCGACTTGAAACCGGTACTCTTTGAGGTAGGTCAGTTTAAGGGTGTAGAATATGGAGATTGCAGCGATGAGAACGAAGATTTCATTCACGATATTTCGGTAGATTTTACTCCTGTTCCGTTCAATGATGTGAACTATTTCAAGGAGATAGAAGCTGCCTATGGCTCTCACGAGGCAATCGACTCCTACAACGGAAAGAAATATGGTGTAACCATCGCCGATAGTCAGCCTATCCTCTGTGCTTATGTAGATGAAGATATGGAGCATGAGTTTGTGGAGCAGATTATCAATCAGACTATCTCTACTGCTTTCTGTGATTTCTACATGCAGCAGACACTATCACTCGTAGAAAGCTACGACCCGTCGAGCACCGATGATGGCAACTCTCCGTTGCAGGATGATTCACGCTGGGGATATGCGGTTGCTTTGATGCGAGGCGGTGGTAGCGATGCTACCCGCCAGTCTTACGATTATAATTACGACCACTTCGGAACGTCCAAATGGCGTACCGTATCTGGTAAGTATGCCCTGGCATGCGATTCACTGGATATGATGGGCAATGAATTTGACTATAATGGTATTCAGGAAGGAACGGGCGAAGGTGAAAAATTCTCGCTCAAGATACGTGCTTTCAAGGAACCATCGTGGTTAAGTGATCCGAAGTATCAAAATGTAGTACTTTGTGATAAAGATGAAGTTAAGAATGGTAAGGTCGTTAAGAAGGTCCGCTCCCGTGGCATCTTTGATACCTTTGTCCTCCCCTACGCTTACTTCCTCTTAAACAGAAAGAAGTTTATGGTGAGATGTACCACTACCGTAGCGCAAGTGGCCGATATACCGAACCACTGGCAGGAATGGTGGAACATAGGCGGTATGAAATGCCTCATAGACAAGGTGAATACCACCATCGATGCCAAGACGGGAATGGGCGAGGTTGAGTTAACGGTGTACGCCCTGTAAGGGCAAAAGCTTTTAAATAGAAAATATGTTTTATAACATAAAAATGAAATAAAAATGGATAAAAAGATATTGATTACCGGAACCGGTATTATTTCTGCCATGGGTAGAAATACAAGAGAAGTAGCCATGAACCTCTACAAGGGTAAATGCGGATTGCATCACGACGAATGCCGCGATAAATACAATTCCGATTTATCTGGCAATGTGCCTAGTTGGAAAGCAGAGTGTCTGGATATACTTACCCATGCGCAATACGAATGTATGCCTGCACATGGTTTTTATGTGCTCGATGCGGTATTCGAGGCGCTGAAGAAAGCAAAGGTCAGTAAGGAGTTTCTTGAAAACCATAATGTTTCACTTATCGTAAGTAACGACTCAGAATGTTATGAAAGCAAATTTGTGGTCTCTCACGTAAAAAAGAACATCTCTAATCGTAGACTTCCGGTAACAACCCTATTCCGTTCACTTAATTCCACTATCAGCATGAACCTGGCTACTATCCTCGGCATTCATGGTTTATCGCTTACCGTAAGCGCAGCCTGTGCAGGAGGTGGCCACGCCATCGGACTGGCAAAAATGTTGCTCGATAGCAAACAGACTGAAATGGTAATTGTGATTGGTGCGCAGGAAACAACAAGTAATTATTGTATGGAGGCTTTCGATGCCCTCGGTGTCTTCTCACCCGATAAGGTGCAGCCGTTTGGTAAAGGCAGAAATGGATTGGCACCATCGGGCGGTGCAGCTTGCATCATTCTCGAACCCTCGGATAGTCTTCGATTGAAAGAAGAGAAGGTGCATTCATTCGCTTCCCTTTCCGGCTATGGCTTCTCTACCAATGGAAAAGCTATCACTACCCCTGATAGTTATCAGGAAGAAGTATCGATGCTGAATGCTATCGAGGACGCAGGATTGGACGAAGGTATGATAGACGTAGTTCTTGCTCATGCTACCGGCACACCGATGGGCGATGAAGCCGAGGCAAAGGCAATAGAGAGGATCTTCCCTATCTGTCCGAACGTAGTAGCTACAAAAGGTATGACGGGTCACGAGTGTTGGATGGCAGGTGTATCGCAAGCCGTACAAGCTACCATCATGCTTACATATGGTCGTCTGTTCCATGCAGCCACTACCGAGGAGAACGCCTTCCCGAAATTGAACCTGGTGATGCGCCCTAAGTATTATTCCCCTCATCATATCCTCTGTAATGCCTTTGGCTTTGGAGGTACAAACTCCTCATTCGTTATTTCGAATGTTGAATGTTGAGTGTTGAGTGTTGATTTAGGCTAGCGCCTCCGTTCCCAGCGATTCTATCGTTGGTCAGTTACTAATAAAAAGCAAAAAAAAATATGAAAAAAGAAGAAATAACCTCTCGCATTATCGCTATCGTGAATAGCCTGAAAACATCTTGGGTAAAACACGAAGTTACCCCTGCCTCTAATATCAGAGACGAGGTAGAACTGGAGTCTATTGATTTTCTCGATATGATCCAGCAGGTGGAAATGATGTTTCATATCAAGATTACCCCGGAAGAGGCGAAAGATTGCAAGCTCGTTTCTGATGTAATTGCGCTCACCGAGCAGAAAGTCAACATTCAACATTCACCACTCAACACTAAATAACTATGGCACAGAAAATCAATCTCACATCGGGTTCTGTATTTGCCGGAAACCCGATAACCTTTACCATCACCCCTTCCGTGGCTACAAATCCATCTTTCCATCGGGTTATCGTAGAAGTGCATTTTGATGATGGTACGGGCAGTTACGAAACCAATAAGCTCACTATCCCTGTTACCACTGAGGGAAGAAATGTATCGCTCGATATATCTTCGGCTATCCGTATACCATTGGATAGCTACAAGTATGCCGCTACCCCGACCACCTACCCTGTAGTAAGCTGGTACATTAAAGCCTACGATGAGTATATGGATAACAACGGCGAGGTGCATACCGGTGTAGGCGAGGTCTATTATCCAGCTGATGGCTCGAAGAATAAAGGTGAAACCAACCTTCGCTGCATAGCCGGAGCCTTCAGCGATATAGAACGATTGAAATCGGGCGTAACGAAGGCTGTCACCCTTCTCTCCTGCAAACCGACTGATACCCACGAAATAGCCGTTGTAGGCGAGAGCTTTGTTTATCCTGTCTCCTATAGCGCAGGGCAGAACTTAGCTACCAGCAGCTCACTGACCGCCCCTGTATCTAGGGAGCAGGAAATCACGAAGGAAGGTGCGCAGAGTATTCAGGGGCACCCTATCTATGCTCTACCGTCCTCTGAAGCTGAAGACCGTACCACCTTCCGTTTCATTAACCGCTTCGGTTGCCTGGAGAGCATCAGTGTTCCGAAATCCTACTCTCAGAAGATGAGTGTAGAGAGCACGCAATATACGCAAGCTATTCAGGAAACCTTCAATGAGTTCTCCCGTTCGGCTATTCAGAAGCAGAATGATCGTGAAAGCTGGCTCTATCAGAGTGACCCGCTTACCAAGGCATGGCAGCAGTGGTATCTCCATGAGTTCCTGATGTCTGAGCACGTATGGCTGAAAGCCAATGATGCCTGGCTTCCTTGCACCATCAATCTTGAAGACGAGATAACCATCAAGGACGAAACCAACAAGAATATGTATTCCGTTTCCTTTACTGCCAAGCTCGGTATCAATGGCAACCCGCTTATTTAGTGTTGAATGCTTTTATTAATGTTGAGTGTTGAATGTTGAATGTTGAATTAGGCTAGCGCTGTTGAGTCTGTTAGGCTAATTCAACATTCAACACTCAACATTCTACAATCCCATTCAACATTTTTTGTCCCCCCTAAAAAAGCGAAAACCTTTATCTTTGCCTTATAAATAAATATCCAAACAAAAAAATGGCAACAGAAGCAAAAAGTACAAATTATTGGATCTCGAGCACTGCGCTCTATATCCAACTAAATGCGATGGGAGAGTCTAACTACATCCAGTGTAGTGTAGTATCGGGCGCTTCGGTCCTCTGCTATATGAGCGATGTGCCCGGCTTGGGCTATGATGCCGGCCACAATTATCAGCGTTGGACGCTTGCTGCCTACCCTTCTATCTTCCCCGATAGCGCACGGAAGTATGTGTATATCGCCATTCCCCGACAGTCTACCACCGATAATAACCAGGCTACCGTCGTGTTCCCTGGTGAGAAGATAGATATATACGGTAAGACTATTCCATCTTCTGGAACTGAAGGTGTGCAGATAGGTAACGAGGCTTATTACTATATCTTTACAGGCGGTATCATATCTGCTGTAAAGACCGATGCCGACAATACCAGAAAGCGAGAATGGGAACAGCATTTTGAATGCGGCAAATTGGCTACCGACGAGGCAATAGCCAGCGGTGGTGAAGGCGCATGGTGGCGGTATAATTCCGTATCAGATACCATCACCTTCCTCAAGGAGATTCTGAAGGCAAACTTTAATGAATTGTCGGCAAAGGTAGCTCGCGTAACCAGTCTTTTCCTGGGTGGGCATGAACTGAAGGGCGTTGCTGACAGTAACGGCACCCTGGAAACAAGCAATGATACCGTCGTTACCCCTCAGTATCTCGGTCTGTTTGGTGTGAAGCATTTCCTTGCCAAGGATAAGGATGATACGGCCCATGGCACGATCACTTGGGAAAAGGTGCAGAAGTTCTTTAGTGGATTGCTTATCGGTAACTCCAACAATGAGAACGGAGGCTCGTGGACTCCAGACGCAGAAGGTCGTTCGCACCTCATCACAGATTACTTGGAGGTAAGAATGAAGGCTATCTTCGAGGAGCTGGTCATCAATAAAACATCCACCATTGGCGGTAAGGAGATAATCTCTCCTGCTGGCGGTGTGGTGGCTCATAAGGTAGAAGAGGTTACTGTGACATATAATAATGTGTCACAGAAGGCTTATCGTTGCTATTTCTTAGCAGAGCAGGAAGGCGATGGCGTGGATAATGATTTCGCTATTGGCGACCAAGTGCGTTCGGAATCTTTTAACGTCCGCAAGGGCACTTATCACAAGGCTGGCAATCACTTCTATTGGCGATTGGTAATCGGTCGTGATGAAGACCCTGTAGAGCTGGAAGGAAAGAAGTATCATTATATCGACCTCTCCGATACCGATTGCGCTACGGCAAGCGACGTACCTGCTAAAGGTGATGTGCTCAACCAGTGCGGTAATAGAACCGATGTAGAACGTCAGAACTGCCTTATCTTCTCGGCAGTAGATACCTATTCGCCATCCATCAGCCTCTATCACGGCATCAACAGCTATTCCTTTGCCAATAGGGAGTACGTGGAATATGGTGTGAATAAGCAGAATAACAAGGCATTCTTCAACGTCTATGGTGATATGTATGTAGGCGATAGACCTACAAAGGAGAATGGCTATGAGGGCAGCTCTTATATCAGATATGATAGCAGCACTAAGCAAATGTCTGTTAAGGCTAAGATTTCCGCTAAATCCACTGTGGATGGCAAGGAATTGTCTCAGTATTTCAAGAAGATTGGCGAATTGCAGAATCAGGTGGATGGTGCTATCGAAACGTGGTTCTATGATGGTGTTCCTACCTTGGAGAATGCCCCAGCCATCAGTTGGAAGACCGATAAGGATAAAGAAATCCATCTTGGCGACCTTTACTACGACAACAAGACGGGCAAGGCATACCGCTTTGCCAAGGATAGCAACACCTATAAGTGGACTATCATTACAGATACCGACATCGCCAAAGCCCTTTCCGATGCAAGAATGGCACAGGAGACCGCAAACGGGAAAATGAAGGTGTTCAGCGTTCAGCCTACGACACCTTATCAGGTTGGCGATATATGGGTTAATGCCACTTATCCTTCTGACGGCAGTACCTACAAGAATGAGGTATTGCGCTGTCAGACCAACAAAGCGGCAGGTTCTCAGTTCGCCATCGGTGATTGGATTAAAGCATCTAAATACACCGATGATACCGTTGCCAACGCAGCCAAAAAGGCAGCAGAAGATGCTCAGAAGGCGGCACAGACCGCACAGAAGGATATTACGAACCTCGGAAAGACGGTCACTGATAATAAGAAGGAATTCGATAATTATGTTACCGATGGCTACCTAGAGCCTTCCGAGATTGCGGCTATGGCGCAGGATTCTAAGCGACTTGAGGATGATTTTGCGGCAGCACAGAAGTCTTACAATGAAGTGAAGGAAGCAGAGGTACTGAAGAACACCAAGGAACTCACTGACCTCAAAACTGCTTTTGCAACACTCACTACAGCCAAGACGGAACTCGTTACGTATCTCTCAGATATATCTAAAAATTACAATAAGGCTGATACCAACGGCAAGGCTACTATCGTCTCAGCCGTGGGAACGAAGTTCACTAACTTTCAGTCCGCATACAGCGCATTCTATGACAAACTTGGCTTGGCAAACGCCTATATCACTAGCAAGATATATGGTGACTTGAAGCAGAATATCACAGACCTCGCAGGTTACAAGTATCTCAAGGATGCGCTCGGTCAGACTACAGATATTGACGGTGGTCTTGTAATGACAACGCTCCTTGCGCTGAGAGACGGAGACGGAAACGTTCAGAGCGGTATCAACGGAGCAATAGACCCGAATAGAGGAAAGAAGAGTATCGCAACATGGTGGGGCGGTCAGATGGTGGATAAGGACTATAATAACGGAAATCTTACCCCTGCAACCTCCCTCATCCGCTTCGATGGCTCTGGCTATCTTGCCAATGGTGCTATCTGGTGGGATGTGAGCGGAAAGGTTCACGCAGACCCTACATCGTTTATCATCAGCGAAAAGAATCTTGGCGCATACCTCATCTTCTTCGAGCCGACTTGGAAGGAAGGAAGTGCAGGAACGAGCGTTGCCGACCTTGTATCACTGAAGCCAAACGCACCATTCTCTAAACTTGGTGTATCGGGCGATGCTACCTTCGAGGGCGCAATCTCCTTCCATGGCATTAAGCTCACGTATGATTCCACAAACAAGGCTATCAAGATTGATGGTAATCTCTATGCCACAGGCGGTATCACGGCATACGGAGCAGGAGCATCTACCACGGGCGGTGGTGGCGGCTTGAACGGCAGTGTGAAGAGTTATTCAAATGCCTTGAAGCTTACATCAGAATCGCTGAGTGAGATTGCCTCTGCCTACTCCATCAAGGTTCTTGATTCTCGTATCTCCAGCCTAGAAGGAGGCTCGGCTATGAACGTTAGCGTTAGCGGTAGTGGAAACGCAGTGACAGCCATCAGTAAGAGCGGAACGACTATCCGCGTGACAAAGGGAACTACGTTCTTGACTTCACATCAGAGCCTTGCGAACTACCTTACTAGGACTGACGCAGCCAGCTTGTATCAACCGAAGGGAAACTATCTTACCGCTCATCAGAGCCTAGATGGCTACGTCAATGAGGTTGCGACCAGCGGCACTGGCAACGCCATCACATCGGTATCGAAAAGTGGGAAGAAACTCACCTTTACCAAAGGTGCAACGTTCCTTACTTCTCATCAAAGTTTAGCAAACTATGTTACTATTAATGATAGTAGACTTAGTGATAGTCGTTATCCTAAATTTGCTAATAATACTTGGTATTTAGTAGGAGACGATGCTTATATTGGAGACCACAATATTGGTGGTACGTTTTGTATTAAATCTGCCAATAATGTCAATGTAAGTGGTATAGCAATATATAATAGTGACGAAACTAAAGTTGCTAAACTATGGTTTGATAATACAAACATAAACCTTGATAAACAACTTGTTATGAATAACAAGCGTATTTGGATTCAAGGTGTCGGTACTGCTGGAGGTAATAATAATAGACTTACTCTTGTAGCAGGTATGCCTAGCGGATTAGCATATAATACTTCATGCCGTGGAACAATTCTTTATTCTAACGGTATAGCATTTGCTGACCCATATAATGGTAATTCAAATAATGATAGTGGATGGATTAGACATTTAGAAACTTCTGCTAATAGTGGAACTTTAGAAATAGCGGTAGGTGATGATGCTTCAAATGAGCAAATTCATTTTAGATGGTATAATACAAATCCTAGTGCAGAAACTATAGCACACGATATAACTGTTCCTAGAGCTACAGGTACTTTAGCTTTAACTAGTCAAATACCTACTACTCTTCCTGCTAATGGAGGTAACGCTGATACAGTAGATGGTTATCATGCTAACGGACTTCTTACTGCTCTATCTAATTCTGATAAGGGAATTAGTATAACAGTTGGTGGAACTACTAAAAGTGTTTCAAATATTAGTGTTAATTATGCTAGTAGTGCAGGAAATGCTGACACAGTAGATGGTGTTCATGCTACTAGTGGTAGAACTTTTGATGGTAATATAAATTGGTCATCTAATTGGAATGATGCTTGGAGTGATGGTACTAATAAACATCCTTGGTATGGATTTGACCATAGGTATCCAAATACTGGAGCATATAGTACTACTATTACTGATTTCTTTGGTATGACTATTAAAACAGCCCATACTTTAAGATTGGATTTTGGCACATTACTTCTTAATGGTACTGATATACATAATATAAATGTAGCTTCTGCATCTAAGCTTGCAACAGCAAGAAGTATTTGGGGTCAAAGTTTTGATGGTACTGGTAATGTTAATGGAACAATATACATAAATAATAGTAACTCTAGTAACGGAGCTATACGATTAAATAGTGATATAAGTTCTAATGCTCGTATATCAGCTATAGACGACCAAGTAATATTTAATACAGGTAATGCTATTCGTTTTGGTGGAACTGCTTGGGATTGGAATCAATGGGCTGGTCTTAAATATAATCATTCTGATAAAACTATTTATCTTGGTATAGCTGATGGTTCTGCATTTAATGCTAATACTCCTCAATTTGATGGTACACTTAGACTTGCAGGTATTAAGACTATAATTCCTAATGCTGGAGCTAGAATTGGAGGTAATGGTAGTTTATATTTAGGCGATGCTAATAATTCTGGTTGGGTTTATGTTCAAGACATGTGTAGTCAAGTAAATAGTAGTTATTGGAACATAACACAATATGGTAGTGCTACGTTTAAAAGTCTTACTGTTAATGATGTTATTAGTTGTGATAGTATTAGTGTTAGTAAAAATGCTATTATTGCTGGTAATTTATCAGTTAACGGTTTAATAACAGCTAAAGCTATAAATGCTACTACTGCTGACGTAAACGCTTTTGGTACTAAAGTAAATAATTGGGATGGTAGTATTGCTGCTAATGTTACTAATATGTTTAACGGTATTCCTCAGGATAATATACAAGTAGAATATTCAATGGATAACGGTGCTAGTTGGAATACATATCCTGGTAATCCAGAAAATAGATTTAATCTTGTAAATGATAATGCTGGGGTATTTAATTATTTTTTAGGGTCTAATAATATGCTTGGTGATACTAATGCTGATAAACTTGCTCAAATAAAGAAAAATCAACTTAGAGTTACTGTTAAGATTCCTGATGAAACATATCAAGAACTTAGTTGGATAAGTGTTGATGTAAATAATGGAGTTGATATAAAATGTCAAGTATACTTTGGAAGTAGTACTGGTGGTTATAAAGAATATGTTTCTAAAATAATATCTGGATGGGCACACAAATGTGATATTTGTGTTGGTCCTTTAGGTGTAAATGTTGGTAATGATACATATCGTTATGTAAGATTAGTATTTAGTCATCCTAGCAATAATACTAATTTACGTAATGGTATTGTTGCTAAAATTAGAGCTTTAGCTTTAACTAAATATTATTATCCTAAAGACAGATATACAATTAGTACTACTGGTCATATATATGATTATGACCCTTATATGAATACTTACTTCCCTAATAGCATTCTTGCTAAAGGTGGAGTTACAGCTTATCAATCTTCTGACATCCGCTTGAAGCAGGATTTGCGGAAGCTGGACTACTTGGGTATCATCAAGGCGATGGGTGGCACTTATGGCTTCGCTTGGAAGAAGGACAATACAAGGTCTATCGGTTGGATTGCCCAGCACGTCTTGTGCAACCCTCACTTAAAGGACATCGTTGAGACGGACGAGAAGGGCTACTACAAGATTAACTACTGGTCTCCGAAGCTGATTGCAACGGCATTCGGTGCTATCGAGCAGGTGGGCGATGAGGTCAGCAGGTTGAAGGCTCGGGTGGTCTTCCTCGAATCAGAGGTTCAGCGATTGAGTGGAGATAAGGAAGACTGCAACAAGAAGAGATTAGATAACAAGAATATTAATTCATTAAATTAGATTAGAAAATGGAGAATTTAAAGATTAACAAGAAGAGTGAACAGACAGCTGCTACTTATACCAAGGGCGGCTATCGAGTAGAAATCACCTACAATGTTGACAAGACGGGTGGCAACATTGAGAGCATCAATATGAGTATCTATGGTGACCCAAATGGTAATTATCTCGGCAATGCGAACGCAAGCTCCAACGGCAGCGAACTGACCTATAACATCAGCGGTGTTCCTCTGAGCAAGCTCAGTGAGGTATCAGCATTGATTAAGGAGGTTAATTCCGCTATCGCTGCTAATATGGCAAGCGAGGCAGCAGAGTAAGTATCGTGAGCATTAACGCAGGGTGGCTCTTATAGAGCTGCCTTGCCTAATGTTCAATGTAACAGTAGAGCGAGTTGTTACTAAAGAAGTTGTAACAGAATAAGGAACTGAAGTTGAATATTTAAAAAATAAAGATTATGTCTTACAATAGTGAAACTGGAATTATTAGTGCTCCTGTTAGCATTGATGATGTTAAACGAGCTCTTGGAGAGAGTAGCAATGACCTTGCTACTCTTTGTAAGAGTGAAAATATAAATATATGGAGTAAGTATAAACCTATTAATTGTAAAGGTGAATTTAAAGAATATCCTATTAGAGAAGACTCTGATGAAATAGTAACATCTTCATATAGTAAATATACTTGTGTTGTTCGTTGTGGTATGAATATACCTATGGATACTTATAAGAACTTACGTAATAATTATGGAGGAGAAGGTTTTGCTATTAAAGCATGTGAAAATTTTTATAATGATAATGTATATGGACTTAGAGGCATTGATAAAGATGCAAGTACTAATTCACATATAGTATATGTCTCAGGAAAACACTTTCCAAAAGGTGGTACTAATTCTCCTTATAGATTAGGTGATTTTAGAAACTATAGCAATAACGCAAAACGTAATACATTCAAAAGTTCTCTTCCTGAAGAAACTTATGTTGAAATTTATAATTCTTCAACTTCTAAATTTAATTGTGTATTTTATAAGAATACAAATGTAGATGATACTACAAATCTTAATATGGAAGATATAATTCCTGATTTGTGTTTAGCTTGGTCTTTTTGGATTCAAATTCGTTATGATTCACCATATAATAATATTGATAATGTTTATAAAACTTATTATGTTGGTAATTGTAAAGAACCAACAGATTATATATATGCTAGTAAAGAAATAACTTTTGATATAGGTAACGATAAAAAAATTACTATTGTACCTTTTTTAGCTAATGTTCGTAATGCAAATTTACAAGATAATTCAAAAATAATTTTTATAGGAGGTCCAGGTAGTATTCAGTTTAAGTATTATCCTAGACAAATTTATATGGAAAGTATTAAAAGTGGTTCTAGCGGTTTTGTTGATTTCTCATCATTGAAACAATTAGTTGGTGGTACTTGTATTTGTAAAGTAAGAATATATAAACTTCCTGATGCTGCATTTACAGTTACTGATGGTATGTTTAGAAGTGTTTGCTCTTATGGTAATAATAAGACAACATACGGAAGAGGTTATGTATCTAATAGCTCTGGTCAAGGTATATCTTCTGTAACTGTCCCTAACGGTAATAGAACAGATTATATTGATATATATATAAGATTTGATAATGTTTATGAAGGAGGTTATTATGGACAAAAATGTCAATTATCTTTTGAAATTAATATAGATGGTGAATGGAAACAAGTTCCTCCTGGAGGTAGTTATATTATGTATTAAAACGTAGATGTTCTTAATATAATAAATGTGCTAGAAATGTATTTGTGGTTTACGTTCTCACTGAGAAAGCAGACACATTGCGACCTAGTGATTATCCAACGTGGGGAAGCTGATTTTTAAAATTCGTAAATTTTGCTCCTCCTGCATTGCTATTCGGAATTATTTTCTTAACTTTGCAGTGTTAATAGGAAAGCTATTCTGCTATGGCAATCTGGCGAAGAATATTGTATAACATAAAAATAAAGAAACAATTATGAAAAAGATTAAGACAATCGAGGCTGTTGCAGCCTACAGAACATTGAAGGCATTGAAGACATCATCAATGAGTGATGATGCCGCCATGCGAGTTTGGAAGAATATGAAGGCTCTGCGCCACGTAGCCGATACCTACGACAAGGATGTGGAGGAAGCACAGGAGAGCATGAAGGACGATAAGTTCGAGGAGATGCAGCGCAAGCTTCAGGAGTGCCAGCAGCTAGAGCAGAAGCACGCCAATGAGGGCTACGAATACACCAAGGACGATTCAGCCAAGTTTGCGGAGGTCAATGAGTACTTCTTCAATCAGAAGCAGAAGACAGAGAAGTACTTCTCAGACCTTGCCAATGCCGAGGTAGAGGTAGCCATCGAGGACGTTGACGAGAAGGAGCTGTTCAAGGCAGCGAAAGATTGCGGCTTGAAGTTCGCTGATATGGAGAGCCTTGAGGTTGTGATAGGATAAACACTAATAGCGTTAGAATTTGGTAAGGAAACCGTTCTAACGCTATTTTTTTGGTGTGAATGCGTCTCATATCGTGGAATGGAGTTGGTATACAACTAAAGATATGATTGATTCTTGCTTTACCGTAATGATAATAACAGCAATGTTTTATATATACGGATTTTTTGACATGTTTATCAGTCGCCTCAATTTAGAACGTAAAATCTGTGCATGATTATGGGAAAGATACTAAATTATGAGAGAAGATTTGGCAATATAAGGTATATCCCCTGCCATGTTTCGAGTGGGAAGATGTGGTGAGATGTTTCCTCGTTATCCTTCTCGGCTGGCTCATCTCTTAAAAGTAAAAAGGTAAAAAGGTAAAAAAAGCCTTAACCCCTTTGCGCCCCCGTCCCCAGCGATTCCATCGCTGGTCCGTAACTTTTAAAAAGCCCTGCTATCCATCGCGGACGGCAGGGCTGCATCGTTTTTTAATACTTTTATAAAGATTATAACACCGCCACCTTTTTTACGGGCAGCGGAATTTCGACTGCAAAGATACGAAGAAAAACCGAGATATGTAGAGAAATTTAGAGAAAATCGGAGAAATTCAGAGAAAATCAGAGAAAAACTAGAAATCATCTGTAAATCTTTGTTCATATCCGTAAGAATTGTCCGTTTTTTCGTAGTAAAGGCCCGCCCCAAGCGATTCTTTCGCTGTTCTCTAAAAAAGATGAAGCCTTCCGCTCCTTAATCCGAGGAGCAGAAGGCTTCATCTTTTTCCTAAACACGCATACGCCCTGGGCTAGGATTTTCTGCCCTTTCAGGGCGTGTGGGACTTACTCGGAGCTATTGATACGCTTCGTCTCTGTTCTTCCTCCATATCGACGAAAGGTAGCCGTTTTCGCAGTTATAAAGTTTGATGAGCGAACCGTAAAGGTTCGTGTAATAGAAGGTGGCCACATGGTTCTCTACCAGATAACCATTGATCGTAACCTTTCCGTTCTTCGTAGAATAGGTGGTAGTGAAGTCCTTCTCACCCTCTATTACCATGTGCATGGTGCCATCCTCGTTAAACGTCATGGAACCAATGTAATTCTTCTTCTTTCCATCTTTTGTCATAGTTATGACGCAATACCAGGTACCCCTTATCGCCGCATCATGGTCCGTCTCATCCGAAATATCATTCATTGAATTGCCGCATCTCATCTGGCATTCATTGCCGTTGGCGAAGGTGCCCACAATCAGCGGTCTCATATCGATGCTTACCGATACCCTGCTGCCCGTAATCTTGTTGCTTTCCTGAAGATGCACTCCCGAAATCGTCTCGTTCAGCAGATTCTTGATATTGAAGCTTTCGGGAGTACCCACCTCGAAGCGGGTAGTAAGCTTGTCGCCATCCATCTGCCAGTAGCCGAAGGCAGTGTTAGGCTCTCCGAAGAGACCGCCCGATGACCAGCTTCCTTCGCCCTCATAGTAAACCATGTGGTTCTTGTAGTAAGAATAAGTACCGCTGGTGCTGTTGATGGTCCACTCATTTCCGGCAAGATATTCCTTCACCTTAGCCGCATTCTTTTCGCTCTCGTCCTCGCTGCTGCTGCAAGCCGCCAGCGAAGCCGTAATCATTCCCATGACTACCACCGAGAAGATAGCCATCATGGAACGTTTCATCTTCATTAAAAAGTTCTTTTTCATTTCTTATTCTATTATAACTGTTTAATTATTCATTACCAATCAGCACAACACCCACCGTTACTTTCTTGCCACAGTGTGGACAATACGCAAATGTTCGCATCATTCCATTATCAGCATGATTTTCGCCATTTTCAGTACGCAATTCGCCATTTTCAGTACGCAATTCGTCGTTTTCCGTACACGCGCCCTCATCCGCTGCGTTCATCACGGCCAATTTATCCACAATCTTATCCACATTTTCTTTCTTGATGCTAGGGTAAGCCTTTCTTATAATATCCTGCAGTTCCTTCATGGTAGGATAAGCCCCCTCTTCTTGTGTCTCTGCCTCTTCCGCTGGGTCGGGATAGAAGAGGTCGGTGATGTCGCAGCCGATGGCTACGGCAATATCCTCTAACTTCTTCACGGTAGGATTGCCTTTTATTACCGATGTTAAGCTTTGAGGAGAGAGACCTAATTTCTCGCCAAGTTGAACCTGGGTTATATTATGATCAGACAAAGCTCTTTTTATATCCAAGTATTTCATATTGCTTTATTTTTATCATATTGTTGTTTACGTGGTGCAAAAGTATAATATATTTTTATAATATACAAGTTTTTAGCCTAAAAAATGGTTAAAATAAAGGTTTTTGTTTAAAAACGTTTGGTTGCTTCGATAAATCTCCTTATCTTTGCACCGTCTAAAAAATAAAACATTCGGAATGTAGAGCATGGAGTATCGAAGCACATGATGTGTCTCTGATACAGAGGCTGCATATAGATATATGGCAGTACGTACTCCCCTGCTTGCGATGTAATGTCGTCAGCGTGGTTTGCTCTACTATGCTCGAGCGTTTTACCATTAGACAAGGGGTTAAGGACGTACTGCCTCTTTTTATATATAAATATGTGCGTCAATGTCTAACAAAAATTAGTAGCATAACATGAATGAAACAACAATTACCCTACCGATGGGTAAAGCTGACCTCCAAGAGGCAGCCACGGCAGTAATCGAGCAGCTTGCCACTGCACCACCCGATACCGGGAGTATGAGTCAGGAACAGTCCATATCCTATAATATGGGTTTGAGTATCCTTTTTGCATGCTTGCGCTCCACCTTTTAGTAAATATCAATGTTTCACCTTTAAAAATCATTTTTATGTGTGATTATAAGTCTTCTTTAAGCAAAAAGGAAATCAATGCGATAAGAAACGTATTAAATGGAACTATTTCTATGGAGCATTGTTGTCTTTCGGATTTAAAGCAAAAGCAAATAATACTCGCGGCCAATATTTTCCTTAAATATTCTTCAGAGTTTAATCTTGATTCCGATTTGAATAATCTTTTCGTTATTATGATGGATAATAAGCATAAAGAAAGAGATTGGCATCGAATAAAAGCTTACTATGAGTTAATTAAAGATTTAATTAATAGTGGCGAAAAACTCAATTTAGTTAAGTTCCGTATTTCTAAAGTCAAAAATGTAATCGGCGATTTAAAGAAAAAGACGGTTATCCAATCCATGGCAATTTCTGAGAATGTATACAAGGAACGTTATAAAGAATTGGTATTGGGTTTGATTAAACAGCAGGGGAAGGAGGCAAAAGCTTATTTCGATTCCCTCAAGCCTTATAATGATCATGTTAGAAGGTATAGCTATAGTACAGAAAACCAAAATAGAACGAAAGATATGTTCGTTAGCGAACTGAAAGATATTTATGGAGATTTGTATGATTATTCTTCTGTAATATATAAAAATAGAAAAACAAAGGTTACTCTATTTTGCAAGAAACATAGTCTTTCTTTCCAACGGACCCCTTCTAATTTGCTTAAAGGCTACGGCTGCCCATGCTGCAACAAGGAACTGGGGCGAACTTATAAGAACACCGTAGAAGCTGCTTATTTGCCGGAAAGATGCAACCTCCGTTGGGACACAGATAGATTCATCAAGGAATCTGAGTATATATTCGGAAAGGGAACGTTTGATTATTCTAAATGCCATTATGTAAATAGTAAAACGCCTGTTACGCTGATACAGGTAAGTACAGGGAAAGAATTTTCTGTTAGACCTACCGAACATCTGCGTCATCCTGCCTACAGAGATACGGACTCAGAGTATTACAAAGGTACTACAGATAAGCAGAAGATATATTATTATGCTGATTGCGTTCGTCGGGAATTGGCAAGTAAGGTTTATATTCCTATGCAGCACGTAGAATCATATAAAAGATTTAAGTGTATTTGTCCTGTTCACGGAGAGTTTTTTACCGATTTGATTAATATTCATAAAGGCGTAGGTTGTCCGGATTGTACTTCAAAAAAAGAGAGTTTGGGAGAACGGGCTGTCAGAAGATATTTGCAGCAAAAAGGTATTGAATATATACAGGAATATACTATTCGAGACAAACGATATTTTGATACTTTTGCCCGTATTGATTTCTATGTGCCCGATAAGAATATGTTTATAGAGTTTCAAGGCGAGCAGCATTACAATATAGCTGTGTCTAAGATAACTCATAACAGCCGTGGGTGGCAGAAGCAAAAAAAGCGAGATGATCATCTGCGAGCTTATTCAGAGAGTAAGGGAATATCTTTAGTAGAGGTACCTTATACTTATAGAAATAACGTTTCAGTTTTTCTTGACAAATACTTTTAATAAAATGATAGGCTATAATTTCCGAATAAGATTATAGCCTATTTTTTGAATTTATTTTTATCTCCTGTAAATCTCTGATAATTAATGCCTTTCTAATGTTTCTCCGTTAGTTTTTCACATCGCTGCCTAATGCCCTCTTGTTTTTTACAGCCCGAGAGGAGAATATAAATAATTGAATATCAGAGAAAACCCATAGGTTCCAACACCCTTTCAGCACCTCACTCTCGAGCAGCACTGCGCCTCCACACTGGTATTTTGCCCCCCTGCCCCCTGCCTGGCTCCGTCTGAAATATGCCCACCAACACCAGGAGACACGCCCACCGATGAGCACACACCGCCCACCGTCTGGACTTATCACCCACCAACACCAGGAGGCACGCCCACCGATGAGCACACACCGCCCACCGTCTGGACTTATCACCCACCAACA